TTAAAATAAACTCACTTGACCATCTTCACGTTGATAGCTAAAATCTGTAAATGGAACAATAGGCTTGCAATCTAACCAATTCATCAAATTCTCACCATCATTAAGGACTACTGGCATACGATGTTTAGTATTGTGAATATAATCCATGATTCCAACAGCTTCAGTAGTTACAATGGTGAATGTATCATCAGAATATAATCCGGCTAAGCAAAACAAATTATTATTAATTCCAATATCATATTTTATTTTGTCACGACCTTCATGTCGCCATTCGTAAAATCCATCTACCAAAATCGCGCATCTGTTTTGATAAGAATCACGGAAAGATGGTTTTTCGTCTAATGTTTCAATTCGAGCATTCAAAGTATTATTCGAATTAAAATCGTTGCCAGCCCAATACGGAACTAAGCCCCATTGAAATAAATGAATGTAATCTTGTTGATTAGTAATCACAGGTAATTTTGGATGGTCAAAACCTTTGAAGTGTGGATTTGGCGTAAAAGTAACTTCAGGTTTGAATTTTAACCTTGATTTCTTTTCAATTTGTTCCTTTGACTTGGTTACTTTAACATGGAAGCACATAAATTATAATGTTGAAATTAAGGTATTAAAGGATTCTTTAATAAAATTTGCTGTTTCATAATTAAGATCTAATCCTTGGGGAAAATAATCAGTATATCTCAATTTAAAAATATCTCTTTGTTGATTTGTTTCTAGATTTTGATATTCATCAAATTTCCAATTAATAAAATCAATCCAATTTTCAGGAGCATTATTAGTAGGATTATGAACCATAAATAATAAATCATTAATTGAGCTACAGAAAAAATTACTTAAAATAGTTTCTTTTACAGGTGTAAAAATATTTTCAGAAACATCATATTTTAAATATATATCAGTTTTAAAACGTTGATTAAAATCGCTTAAATCTAAAGTCACTACATCAACATTCGTTAAATGCTCTTCATTTAAAAAAGCAATATTTTCTAAAATAATATTTTGCATAATTTAAATACTTAAAACCGATTAAATATCTTATAATTTTGTAAATTTAAGAATCTTTTGCATAAGGAAGATTTAAGGTTTGTAAAAAAGCACAGAAGGACATTATTGTCGTTCTGTGCTTTTTAATTTATATTACAAAATGTTATGTATATATTATAATTGGTAATAAAACAGAAAGTCTAATAATAATAGTGTATCTTTTACAAAAAATAATTTATGACAACTGGAAGAATTAATGAAGAACTAGATAATTTAATATATTACATTGACAAATATCAAAATGCTAAAATGGATTTAAATAAAGCAATAGGTAAATCTCAAATAGATGATGCTAATTATGCTATAGAACTTAATCTATTAGCAATTGAAGGTGTTTTTAATTTGAATCATGAATTAAAAGAAATTGTATTACCTAAAGAACTAAATAAAAAAGAATGTATAGAAGGTTCTTTTTTGTCTCCAAATTTTATAGCTGATGTAAGAAATTACATTCAAAAAGTAGAAAATTACGCTTAATATATTTTAAAATTAAAAGCCGTTTAAATATGTTTTAAACGGCTTTTAATTCTACTTATACTTTTTTAAATAACTTTCGATGTTACCTAATTCTACTGCTTCAAGTCCTTTCGATGTTAATCTCCAATCTGATTTATTAAATTCTTCTATTAGACCGTATGCACGTAACCTATCAATAGCTTTATTATAATCTTCTGAAGTATCCTTAGAAGTTGATAAGAAATCTGCTTCTTCTATTTTAAATAGAATTTCATTCATTAATTTTTGTAGTTTATCATTCATATTGTATAAAGTTTAAGTTACAAATATAGTGAATGTTATGGCTTAAATTTCTTAAGATAAGTTAAGAAAAAAGTGGTCGAATTGACCACTTTTAAAATTGCGAGATTATCGATTAATCTCGTATTATTTACTTTTTAATTTGAGCAATCCAAACTTCCATAAGAGAACTAAAGAAACTACAACGCCAACAATTAAAACTATCGTAAAATTCCAATTGAAACCAGTAGACTTGTTTTCTTTCTTCTTATCAACTTTCGATTTTGATTCGTCTACTTTATTTTGATTTACTTCATTTTTCCGAATATCTGAACTCTCTTTAAAAATTTCATCTACTTTATTACTCGTAATTGAATCCTTTTTATTGCTTTCAGATTTCAAATTAACAGATCCTTTTCCTTTAGCTGTAAAACCATTTTCTGTAAAAGTTAATTCGAACGTATCTTCGTTTGATAGTCCATTAAAAGAAATATCTAATTTCTGCTTAAATTCGCTCCATTGGCTTTGTAAAGAGTTATCAATTTTTGTCAACTTATCAATTTTTGAAACCGAATCAAATTTATTTATTTGGAGTTCTTCTTTTGAAAAACTTTCCTTGTGCTTTTCAACAACTGATTTAGATGTTCGACAGCCGTAAAAGGAAACAAGTAACAACAGCGCGATAAACATTGTTGTTGCTGAAGTTATTTTTCGATGATTAAAACCATTTTTCATAACGCATAGTTCTATTAATTCTATCTTGTAATCCATTCGTTCCGCCATTGACCTTTTTGGTCAATTTAACAACGTCAGTTACATTCCAAAGGTTATTTGTGTCAAAGAAAAAGATCGCACTTTCAATGTAGAATTTTTGATAAACTAAATCAGGATTTAGCATAATTTCATTTGGCTTGCATAATCCTTTTTTGACTAACCAATTTTCGAAAGCTTTGTAGTTGTTTCGTCCTGTTAATTGAATAGCGCCACGCCCTCTGAAATAATACCCATCATTTGGATTTGTATTTCCCATTCTATTACCATAAACTAAGTTTCCTAACTTCTCAGGGTTTCGCCCGTATTCCTTAGCTTTTGAATAGGTTTTAAAATACTTTGGAAAAACCTCTTGTAAACGACTTGCGGTATAATTCAAGTTTTCTTCTTTCAAAGTCATATTTGCCGATTCGTGGCAGACCTGACCAAAAAATTGAGCAGGATGTTTTATATTAAAAACTTCTACTATTTTTTTTGCTGTTATAGGTTCAAACTTTCCGTCTGCAACCAAACCGTATTGTTTTTGAAAATCTACTAACATGTTACTCTTCTTTTTTTAAGATTTCTAAAAATGATTTTATATTTCCGTCTCGCTCGTAGTTATAAAGTTTTTCAATTAAAAACTCTGGAGGGAATTTACCATTTGTTAGTATGTATCCATTTCGCAGAATTTTTGCTAGAGGAAACATTAATGTTAATATTTGAACTGAAGAAGTAAAGGCGATAGAAAGAAATCCTTCTGGAATTGAGTTATTAACTCTATCTAACGAAAAATACACCCCTGAAACAACTACAATTGTAATAAGAGTTGATTTAGCAAACTCTCCAATATCAAGAGTCTTTAACTTAGCATGAGTACATATTCCAAAAACAGCATTTACAAAAAGAACACCATAAAGACCATACAAAAAGGCCTCATGTTCATTATGCCAATTAAAGGCAGAATTAACAATAAAAGCTATTGGAGCTAACTTGAAAAAACTCTCAATAAAAAAACCGATTCTCTCCTTTTCAGTAAGTTTAATTTTTGTTGTAAAAAGAAGAATAATAGGCGTGAAAAATAAAGTTAAATAGATTAACCATTTTTTTACTTTAGAATAAAAATTACTTTGATTCATTGAAACATTGTTAAATAAGGCGCTAACAATGTTTTGTAAAACTAAATCAACAAAATGGGGTTTTTGTAGTTAATTTTTAAAAGATAGAACTTAGTTACTACTCAGATTTTATGTTGAATCCTTCAATAATTGTATTGCTTGATTCTGTAATATGGTCAACCAATTCGCCTAAATTTTCAATAGGTTTAATTGCTTTAAAATCTAATTGTCCAATTTCAGCTAAGTAACTTCCCGATAGAATCTTATCATTTAGTGTATCTAATCGATATAAATTGAACGAAATTGCCTTTGGCTTCTGACCTTCTTCATAATTAAATGAATAAGTAGTTTTGTAAGTTTCTGAGATAATTTCTGAAAGAATCTCAGTTGTTGAGCGTTGCTCTAATTTAAATTGATTTGTCATTTTTATTTATATTTAAAATATATCAAACCAGTTCCAAGGTTTTGTTTCTGATACTATATATTGCTTTATTATTCTTCCTGAGTTTATTAAAATAATCTGACAATATATATTAACATTAATTGATTGAGTGATAATATTTTCGTAATACGTTGCGTACCATCCATCTTGCATGAATGCTCCTAATTTATTTTCGTCTTGAAAATATTTTCCTTCATATTGAGCATTATTAGCGCTCTCAAAATTATATCCTGCTGAATATTGATAAGCATATGTTTCTGCATTATTAAGCATATGTTTAAACGTCCCGTCATACTGATTATAAAGAATCTTTGAATAATTTAATACTTCATTAATTAATTCAGTTTCATTATCACTTTGATAAGTTAATCTTCTAAATCTTTGTTTGTCATAATTTTCGGGAGTATATCCTGTAAAAACAATTCCTTGTGGACCTATAGTAGCTGTTTTTATTCCTTGTTCATTATAGATATCAAACACAACCTTTCCCATTTTAGCACCTAATTCAAAAACAACTTTTCCATTTTCTGGGTTACAAAATCTTACTAAACCATTATCTAATACTTGAAATGGAGATTTTTCTTTTTCCTGATAAGACTTTCCGGCTGCAAATCTTATACTTTCATTTCCTTTATCTGTTAATCCAGATATAAAAGCATTAGATTGAGTTTCTGAACCAACCATTAAAACACCCGTACCAATTACATTGCCATTGACTGTTGTATTTAAGAATGATGTAATTTGATTAATTCGTGCAATTGAATTACTTAAGTTAGTTATATTACTTGCATTATTATTGATTCCTTGTTTAATTTTATCGTTAATAGCCACAAGTAAAGCTATATTTTGGTCGTAATAAGCTTTAAATTTCGCTCTGAAAACATCACCTACAATTGAACTTTCAACAGATATGTCCACCAATAATGGATTGATATAATTAAATAAATCATTGTAAGCATTAGTTAAATTAGTTGTATCAACTCCATTACTAATCCCTAAGCTATAATTACTAACATACTCAGATTTTATTCTGTTCCACTCGTTAGATATTTGTTGTTTTTCAGATGGAGATAAAATGTTATCATTTGCAATTGATGTTAATTGTGATATAGCTTGTTCTGCTTTTATTTTAACATCATTTATTGCGTTATCCACATCTTCAGGCGCTGGAGTCCAATCAGTAGCTTTGTTGCCTTTTTCGAGTTTAAAATTTGAAAATTTAACGATTCCATTTTCTGTTTGAACTGCTAAACAGAATTTATCCAACCAGGTCATTTGTGCAGTTGCTATAAATGATTGATTTAATGGTAATGAAATAAGATTAAAATTAACACCATTATTGAGATTTAAACCTACCGCTAAAACACTTCCATTAGGATTGTTTATATCCCCTGATAAGAAATAGCTTTCTCCTTCAATTAAACGTTCTGATAATGAAAAATATTGCCAACCTATTAATATTTCATAATGTTTTGATAATCCTATAATCAAATTCCTACCGCCAATTTGGATATTATTCACCAACCCCTGTGCGTGTTGTTTCGCAGCTTCCATCTTTGCTGTAGCATCTGCAATTGCTCTTGCTTCTTCTTCATCTACAATACCATCAGCATATGCAGCAGCTGCAATCTTAGCTAAATTAGCTTGTGCATCTGCATACGCTTTTGCAGCATCTAAGCTGTCTTGCATTTGCTGGATGCGTTGTTGCTCCTCTGCTGTAATTTGACCGTCTGCGTATGCTTCCAACTGAACTCGAAGTAAATTATCTTGCGCCGCAGCATAAATTTTAGCAGCTTCAGCTTTTGCAGAAGCGTCGTCAATTGCTCGTTGTTCGGCAGCCGTAACTTTACCATCTGCATAAGCTTCATTTTGAATTCTCTTTAATTCATCCTGTGCATCTGAATAAACTTTTGCGGCTGCAATACTATCTTGTTTAGATTGCAAAATGTTAGCATCCACATCTTCAGGAGCTGGCGTCCAATCTGTAGCTTTGTTACCTTTTTCAAGTTTGAAATTTGAGAATTTTACAATACCATTTTCTGTCTGAACTGCTAAACAAAATTTATCAAGCCAACTCATTTGTACGGTCGCTATAAATGATTGATTTAATGGTAAAGGAATATAATTGTAATTAACACCATTATTAAGATTTAATCCAATTGCCAATATACTTCCATTAGGATTACTTATTTCGCCTGATATATAATAACTTTCTCCTTCAATTAAACGTTCTGACAATGAATAATAATACCAACCATTTGAAGTTTCAAAATGTTGTGATAATCCTGTAATTAAATTTCTTCCACCGATTTGGATAGAATCTTTCACTTGATTAAAAGCAGGTGAATCTGAAGTAAAGGTTATCTTACCGCTAATCTCACCTGTATCAAGGTCAAAATAAGTACCACCACCACTCGATTCAATTCGCCCTGTTTTTATAAATCTTCCTGAAACAGTTGTAAATCCATACATCAATGAGATTTCCCGCGCCTTTACATCTTCCGAATAAGAGTTAATTATTCCAATTAAGAAATAATAAAAATTCCCTTGATCAACTACGTACTGCGTTTCCGTTATTTCAATTACACCTATATTATTTGATTTATTACATTTTGCATACAAGTAATAGGGTTTATTCGACTCTAAATCCTTTTGTCCTCCTTGAATTTGCCAATCAACTATTTTATCAGAAATAGTAAAGTGTACTAGTTTACAAGTGGACCATCTCATTTTATTTGGATTACCTTCAAAATTAGGTTCGAAAAACGAATCAATAAGATTAAATTGCATAGACTTAGCTCCGACTTGTAGATGAGTTGTTTCGATTGAATTAGGTTTAATTTTCTCAGTGTAATAGTCACCTTCAACATCAAAAACCATATTTAAAACCTCTTGAGCATCTTTCCAATTACGGCGAGCTTTTGCAGGATTATTAAGGTTATTTATCTTGATAATCTTGTTAATATTATTAATTTCTCCTAGAATAGTTCCGTTCAAAAAGTTTGTGACTTTTGAATCTGAAAGCGTTAATTTATAATCAAATGGATTTCTTAAATCTCTTTCAATTGATTTAATTCTGATATAGCGATTAATATCAAAATCTTCATCAATAACTTTGATAAAATCACCTATTGAAAAGAATTGCGTAACAGTATCATTTAAAATTCTTTGAAGATGTAACGTATCAACATCAAGTAAATACTGAATATTAGGTTCAAGCTTATCTGATAAATATTCGTCAGCTTTTTCAAACAATTCAGCTTCTGCATTATCAATGTATATTTGTGGCATTTGAATATCCAAAATAACATACTCATCATCAATGCCTATTCTAAAAGCATCATTATCTTTTGAAGGAAATTCATATCCATTTTCATCTGCAAATTTTACAATGTGAAATTCTTTTGTTTCGTGATTGTAATCGTGAATTTCTAATTCATAACCTGCTAAATTTCCTGTATTAAAATGAATTTTTGGAGGAGTACTAGGAATTATATATTTTGTATTTCCATTCTCTTTTTCGTTCAAATCAAAATCCATCGATAAGTCCGAGAACTTATAAACCGATTCTGAATTTATAGAAGTTACTTTTCCTTTACGTCTTGGATAAATATCATCAAAGATTTTTGTTGATTCGTAAATCCCATATTTAGCAACTGCTTGAGTATTTTCAATATAAGAATTTGGTTTATTTTTATCTTTTAAAACTAATCGATTAGCACGGTAATCAGTTCCTAAGTTTTTATCTGAACCATAAACTTTTAAACGAGTAACAATATCGCTTGTATCAACTTTTTCGCGTGTCAACGTGTAAAGTCCTTTTTGAAATCCAACTTTAAACTCCAAAGGAATTTCATCTCCAACTTGTTTAAAATTTAGAATGTTAACTCCGTCATTATCTGTTTTAATGATAAAATCAGTATCATATTCATCGCAAAGCATTTGTAAGGCAGCCAAACAATTTTCTTCTTCTGAAAAAGTAATTGTTTTCGTTTCTGTTTCAGCTGGAATTTCACCTAAAACCCATTTACCAGGAAAAACACGATTAATATTTTCAATTAAAATAGTAGCGAATAATTCTAGATCAGCAGTTAATGTTTCTCCATAAATCGCAGATCCTGTTGTATCAATGTTTACATCATAAGAAGCTCGACGCAAATCGAACATTACACCTTCAAATGTTATCGAAAATTGAAAATCATTTGAGCTATTTTTGAAGTATCTAGGAATTTGATTTAATGTATATTTTTGACCTAAATAATGAAAAGAATCTCCAATTGTAAAATTGATAAATTCACGGCTTGAAACTTCAATATTAATCACATCATTACTCCTTAATTCGGTCGATTGAATAATTGAAGTAATAAAACTTCCTTTGTTTTTATCCTCAAGTAAATACTCCGAGTTATTTGCGCGTTTAACTAAAATCTGTTCCATAGAATAGTAGCATTTGAGTTGAACAATGTTATTGAATCTAGATCACCTAATATCATAGGAAAATAAATCTCATTATTAGTGTATCTATGAGAATAGATTTCTTTATTAGGAGAAGTATATTCTTCGATTCCGTCTCCCCAATTAATTACTAAAACCTTTTTCGATTTTAAAGTAATTGTTGTAATTCTTTCAGTTGACTGAAGTATACGCTTAACAGGCATATTTTCAATTAACTTTAATTTGAAAATACCTACTGCATTAGAATCATCATAATTCAATTTATTTTCAGCCGTTTCTTGTCTGAAAACTTGATATTCCATTCTTAAGTCACCTGCAATAATAGATAATCTGCGAGATCCTTTTTGATCTAAAGCATTATAGAAGTCATTGTATTTTTCAATACATTCTTTCAATGATTTCGCTGGTATAAAACAATCAATTGTAATCGTTTTAGAATTATGATATCGTGATTGCAAGTCAATATCATATCCATGTTCATCACTCCAATCTTTCTTTTGATTTTCTTTTATAGAAGCTTTATCAAATAAGTTTGAAGAATCTGAAACATAAATATTGTAATTTTTAAAGGGTATTTGATCTAGTAAATAGATTACAGGAATCATTCGTATGTTTTTGAGTTTTTATTTGAAATTTTCACATAACTCTCATCACTACTTTTAAAAGTAACTTTCGCGCCTTTAAAGCAATTTACTCGAACATTTGCTTTATTGCTTGCTTCGATTTCTAACTGAACATTGTCAAAAATATCAATCATCACAAACGCACTATCTTTAACGACTAATCGTGCTTTCACATTATCACGTAAAAACATTTGAGAAACTGAAAACTGATCACCTAAATAGTTTAATCTAGAATCACCAAGACAAACTATTTCTCTTTGATTATGTAAATCAATCGAATCATCAAGGAAAATCCCTTTATGTTCCATTTTTCCTTTTAAATTTCTACGCATAAAATCATTTGAAAGAAATTCAGTAGAAAATGAGAAATCTATTCCTTTGATGTACATATCAAGTAATTCATCCAAAGTTTGAGCGTTTTCCATTTTAACCGCCCATTCTTCGCATATTTCGTTTTGTTTTGCTCTTTTTAGAGCTTCTATTTTTATATTATTAAAATCCATAAGCTCGTCCTGCATTATCTATTCTGTTAATTAATTTTTCTAAAAGTGGTAAAACACTTCTCGTGTTGTAGTCTATGTTAGCCAATCTGTCTAAACTATTTAATAGGATTTTATTTGAATCAATATTAATGGTTACAAGTTCCTTTTGAAGAATACGAATAGCGTTAAATTGACCTAATAAAGCATTGCCTGTTTCTTCCGACATCCCTTTAATTGCTCCAGCCATTGCAGATTCATTTGGATCAATAATATCCTTAAACAAGTCAGAATACTGTTCCAATGCCCCTTGAAAGTTTTGAGAAATCTCTTTTATCCTGTCTCTAAAATCTTGCTGTTCCTCTGGTGATAATCCGTTCCAACCTTTCTCGTCGACTCCCATATCTTTCTCAAGTTGGTCTAATGCCTTTTTAAGTTCTTCCTCAATAAATCTCTTTTTAAGTTGATTTAAGACAGCGTTTTTCAAAACATCGTTCGCAACCTTCTCGAAAGATTTTGCTGCATCTTCTCCTTTACCGAATGCCTCGGCTAACGCGTCGCCCAAAGTAGATGCTAATTCTTTTGCAGATGTTTGTAAAATATCATTTGCAATATTCTCTTGTGTTTCTATGATTTGTCTATCGATACTTGAGATCGCATCTTTCCATTCGTTGATTTTATTTCTATCAGTTTTCTTTTTCTTTTCTTCATTTTTGATCATTTGCTCCATTAAAACCTTTTGCTCTTCAAGATTTTTAATCTGATCTTTCTGCATAGAATATTCTTTTCCTCCTAATGCTCTTTCGATAGAAAAACTTAACTCATCATAGGCTCTTTTTAATTCTTTAACAGCCTCTTGTTGTTTCTTGATTCTTTTTTCTAAACGTTTATCTTTAGAACCTCCAAGAATTTTGGCTACCTCAACAACAACCTGTACTATACCCGCGACCATTTTTACGTAATCTCCAGAAAAATAACCCTGTATTGCATTTCCTACACCATTCACAATGTTTTGAACCGATTGAATTGTTTCTTTAACTGAGTCATCTATATTACCTCCAAAAGCCTCAATTGCTTGATCTGCCATATCAATTGCCTGTTTTAAGGTATCAAAGTAGTTGTTCATTCCATCAATCAACATTCCAACTCCTTCAAGTTTATCCTCGGAATCTTTACCATTAAATAATTTATCCCAACCTTCTGAAATACCTTTCCATGGCTTAGCTTTATTTACTTCATCTTTTACTTTTCTAATTTGTTCAATAATAACTTTGAAATCTTCTTCATTTAACAACAATCCCATATTAGGATCCTTTTGCATTTGTTCTAAATCTTTGATAATTTTTTCAAGAGATTCAATAGTCATTTTATCCAAGTCCTTAGTCATTAATTTCATATAAGACTCTGAACTTTTCATTTGCTCTAATGCAATTTTTGATAAAGATTTCTTTTTCTGTCTTTCAATCTCATTTTCAGTTGCTATACTCTGAGCTAACATTTGATCTAACTTAGATTGATCAGCTTGAAGCTCTTTGTTATTTTGAATTTTAACCCTTTCCTCTCTAACTGTTTTCAAGTTATTTTCAAACTCATCTTCTATTGTCTTTTTTTGTGCATTGAAATCTTGATAGTTTTTTAGTAAAAGATTATAATCAGCATTATTTGTGGGATTCTCTTTTACTTCTTTTGCTCTTTTCTTTTCGTTGAAATCAATTAAATTTTGAGTATCAAGGATTTCTTTTTTAAGTTTTAAAATTCGCTCTTCAATCTTTATTCGCTCGTCAGAATCTTTTGGAGAAGAACTTGCAGAAATAGTTAGTTTTCCAATCTCTTCATTCGCATCATTGATTTTCTTTTTAAGCAAAAATAATTGAGCATCAAACTTTTTATTGATTGTATCCAAAGGCGTGTATTCCTCTGTCAGAGTCTTAATTAAATCTTTTGCAGCATCATCTGCCTTTTTGATATTCTCAATCTCCTTTTCATCAAGAAATTTTAATTTATCTACACTTATCTGATCAGTATTTCCTTGTAGTTTTAATTTTTCTTCTTGAATTTTACCAAGAACCTCTAAAAGATTCTCAGATTCAGAAATAGAGTTTTCAATCCCTTCTTTGAATTTATCAAATGCGTTGAAATCAATCGTTTTTGCTAATTCATCATTGATAAATCGGAGCTGTTTTACTTGTAATGCCGATTTGTTAGAAGTTCCTACAAGTTGTTTTTGTAATCTTCTTAAAAACTCCTCGTAAGTAGCTCCACTTTTAGAAAGTGTTTCATATTGAATTTTCCCAGAATTTTTTAAAACCAAATCATCTGAATTCATGTAATCAACAAAACGCTCGTAATCTTCCTTTACAGATTGAATTTGTTTCTTGTAAATCTCAAATGGATCATCAGCTTTTTTAGTAGAAGTTGATTTCTTTTTAGAATCTTTAACTTCTCCTGCAGCACCAGAAGGTTCTTTAATTATTTCTTTATCAACTACTACTTTTTCAGTAACTAACTTTTTTCTTTCCTTTATAGCTTCGTCTATAGCAGCATTTTCAGCATCAATATTCTTAATTATCGTTTTTCCAAAATCATGATCACTTCTTAAAATCTCTTTATAATTTCCATTTTTCCAAGAGTTAGCATCAATTAATGATTCTGCACTTTCCCAAAATCCTGGTCCATCTTTCTGTATTTTGTTTTTACGATCATTATTAGCTGCTTTCTTTTTCGTTAACTCTTTAATATCTTCAAGATAAGCTTCTGCTTCTGCTTGCTTATAAAGAGTTTGAATATAAGCCTGCAATTGTGCGTCTAGTTCACCTGTTTTAATCTTTTCAACACTTAGATTTTGAATCTTTCCATCAGTAATATTTACAATTTTTTTAAGTAAAGATTCTTTTTCTTCGTTAGTAGTATTTTCAGACTTTATTGCCTCAACTAAAGTTTGGATCTCAGCTTCAGTCGCCGCAACATTTTGTCGATGGGAGCTTAAAGTTTCGTTTAACTTGTCTTGAATTTCTTCTGCATAGGTAGCTTGTAAAATCATTTTTGTAATTGCCGCAGTTAATCCAATAACAGCTACAGTAAGTAACACATATGGATTTGTAAGCATAGTTGCATTAAGCATTGCTTGAGCTTTTGTCCATGCTTTTGTGCTGACAACTTGTAAATTTTGAAAAATAGTTAAGCGAGCGGTTGCAGCAGAATTTAAATTTTTAGTTGTAACAGAAACTGCATCTTGTGCGTTAGCAACTGCTGTTTGAGATATACTCGTTTTTTTAGCTTGATTTTCTAATTGAAGCTGTGCGTTATTAAAAGCTTGTGTTTGCCCTAACGCAGCCTTTCTAGAAATAGCTTGTTTTTCTTGAGCTCCTATTAATTCATTTTCGAATCTTTCAACCTTTTTTTGAGCTATCGAAACCTGTCTTGCAGTACCTGTTGTTTCTATAGCAGTTAATTCCGCTCTTGCATTTGCTAATTTTGATTGTATTTCAATAACATTATTTCTTGCTTCAATTGCAGAAGCAATAGCCTTCTGTTTTTTTACTGCCAAAGCTGATACTTCTGTTCGCATCGTAGTTAAAACAGCTTGATTCTTAACATGCTCCGCTTGAGCTTCTGCTAAAGTAGCTTGAGCATGTCTGACCGAACGTTCAGTTAACAATAATTGAACTCTATCTTTTCGTGACAAAGATTCTAATTCTGAGTAAACCGTTTTAGCTCTTGCCGCTTCAATGCTTGAAACAGTTATTAATGCAGCTTTGTATGCTCCATAAGTCCCAATTAAAACACCTAAAGATTTCCCTATCGCTTCATAATTTTCAACAACAACCGAAGCACCTCCAATAACATCAGAAACAAACCCTTGAGAATCTTTACCAATACTATTAAACATCTGCTCAATCTCATCTTCTAGTTTAGCTATTTGTCCAGGAATAGTTTTAGATTGTTCTTCCATCATGTTATAAAACAATCCTCCTTGATCAGTTAATTGTTTAAGAACTTTTTCTACTTCTTTAAAACCTACTTTACCTTCTGAAACCATATCAGCAACAGCAGATTCTGCAATTCCCATATTTTTAGCTATCATTGCAATCATTGGAACACCTGCTTCCGTGAATTGACGCAAATCGTCACCCATCAAACGACCTTTAGCTCTAACTTGTCCGTAAACTAAAATTAAACGAGACATAGGAACACCAAGCCCGCTCGAAATATCTCCAAGCATTGAAAGAGTTTCTGTTAATTTTTCCGCTTCTACTTGATATGCTAAAAGCTGTTTCGCTCCTTGTGAAACCTCGCTAAATTGCATAGGTGTGTTCTTTGCGAGCTCAACCATTTCTTGCATTAAAGCGTTTCCTTTCTCTCTTGATTGAAGCATGGTATTAAAAGCAATTTCCGTTTGCTCAAATTCACCGCGAATCTTAACCATTTGCGTGATAAAATCGCGTGCCATATCGATTGTAAGAAATGCTGTAACTCCTTTTGCTAAATCGTTAACAGAAATTAATGATTGATTAAAATTATTCTGTAAATTGACGTTAAAGTCAATTACACCTCTTGTCGATTGTCGAAGTGCATTTAAAAATTTTTGATTATCTAAATCTTGGGTAAATCCTATTCTTCCGTTACTTATATCCATTAGCTTTGAAACATTTTAAGAATGTCATCTGCATTCTGTTCTGTTATTTTTACTGCTTTTTTTGTTTGGGTATTTGTATTTTCTTCGTCGTCATAGTCGTAAGAAGGTAAATCTGCCATCAAACGAATTACTTTTGACCAGGGGATTTGGTTTTCTAAATAATCAAGTGTCCAACTGAAATGTGCACAAATAGAAGCTCTTGTTCCGTAAGTACTTTTCATTCCTTTTACTCTACTTCGTTCGGACTTATCGTCATCTTTATCGACGCTAATCGAGTAGAGTTGGTAAAATTTGTTAAGTCTTGCGATTTTAAAATTTCGTTAATGATCTCGAATAGTTTCGCTGGTGTAAGTGAATTATAGAGAATAGTTGAAACTCGTTTAAATTTCGATTTTGAATAATCAACTCCAAGAACTGCAACCGCAACTATATTCGCCATCAGTTTTGCATTTTTGGCCGCAATAAGTTTTGTTTGATTGAAGATTTCAGTATTATCATTCAGCTTACTTTCATCAATAAATAGTTCAATTTGATATTGACAAAGTCGGTCCAAAGTAGACAATGTACAAGGTTTGATTTCGAACTTTTCTTTTACTTTTTGAATTACCTTTTTTTCATATGGAATTAATCCAAAAAAGAATTTTTCTTGAATAATTACTTTCTTGTTATACTCAACTTCAAACTCGTAAGGCGTTTCAATCAAAGTCTTGATTTCTTCTCTTTGTATATCTTTTTGATCCATATATTTCGATTTATACAAAAATGGTGAAGGGATAAGGATTTAGTATTGTAAAAAGTGGTGAGTTAAGAGCGAGTTACGGGGAAATAGAAATTAAAAAACCACTCCTATAAAGAGTGGTTTTTTTTGTACATTTACATCAACGGGGTGTTTAACTCTGTGTTAACCATTGATGTGAATCATTGGTAGTAGGGCGTAATATTAGGCCCTACTTTATTTATCCTGTTGGTAGATCTGAAACATTACCAGCTAAAACTGATTTTTTACCTTCACCTGGAGATAACGGAGTTACTGTAAAGTTCATTGTAATTAAATTACTTTGATTCATTTCACCCGAAAGTACAGCAGAAATAGAAGCTTTAGGAATTTTAAAATACAAACCTTGTTCAGGTTGAATATATAATGCTTTTTCAACTGATTTAGCTTTTCCGTCAAACTCCCATTCTTTTGAAGTTACGTTTACTGATCCGCCAATATAATCAGCCATCATTTTAGGATCTACATTCATTAAATTAAATTTGAATGTAATTTTACCTTGTTTTGTAATTACAACCTTAGGAATTGGATTACCTTCTTCTTTAAATTCTGTTGTTTCACCTTCTTCTTGCTCTAAAGAACCAGAATCTTCGAATACTTCACCAATTTTTGTCATTGTTGAAGTTTCAGGCATTGTTCCATCAGCTGAAACTTCTGCTACCATTACTTTGGCTAAACCAAATGTGTATGTTGCCATAATATCGTTTTTTATAAATTAATAATTAGTTTGTTTTTTGATCGTAAATCCTCCATTGAATACGAAGATTTACATAATGTTCTTTTTTGTTCTCCTCTTGGATGATTCCTAAATCTGAAATGTAAACTGACTTTCCAATGAATTGATGCTCTTCAAATACTTTACGAACAACTCTCGATATTTCTTTTAATCGTCTTGAATTTTTGATTCCTAATTCTAAATCTGGAACATAAATATTAATATTTGATGTTGCTAATTGCGGCTTAAAAACAGTTGTAATTGTGATAGTATTCACGACAATGTCTTCGTTCAGTGAATTTATTGGACGACTATCTTTATACAACTTTCCTTTAATTGAATTTTTAACCTCAGCAACATTAATAGCTTCAAAAATCATATCGTTTGCATCAAAAATATCATACATCATTTCATCATTTGTTTGATTATAATATCAGCTACTTGTTTTGCGTAATTCTCAGATGCTGCTAAAACATTATAACCTCGAGATTCAACCGAATAAGCGTAATTCATTCCTGCTGTAAAAACTAAGACTATTGGAGCTTTTCGAGCTTTAGAAGCTAATTCTATTGCAAATTGTTTTCCCTCGGATGTTCCAACTGCTTTACCTTCGTAAAATTCTCGGTAAACTTGTCCATTCACGAAAAGTACATAACCAATAGATGATCTCAAGTTTCCAGTTTGATCCATAAAACCAACACTTTGTTTTGCATGAGAAACTACTCTTTCACCTAAGTATAAATAAGCTTGAATACATTTTTTTAAAGTATCATCAATGATAATTTGATTTAACTTATCTAAATCTTTATTTGAGAAATTCGGTTTTATACCCATAATCGATTATGTAATAATCCTTGTGTAAACCTTAGAACACTACCTTTAATCCTTACGTCCTTACCTTCTGAATCATTTGAAACAATGATAGTTTTTCCTAATTCGATAGGTAAAACAGAAGTATCCAAATGAATTACTGAATTAAAAGCAATTGTAATTCCATCGGTTCCAGCAATAACTTTTCCACTTGAATTTACTTGTTCTCGACACATAGAAATGAACTTTATTCCGTTTTCATTCGGAATCATTTCACCTGTTTCCTCGTCGTAAATCAAAGAATTATCTTCAATGAATAGATAATGATCGTGTCCTATTGTCCCCATGGATTAATCGCTGTTACAGTTGGTTCGTTTTCATCTAATGGATTAGGTAATTCTAGCTTTGAAGCCAAACGACCTAACATCATTCGAATCGCATTCCAATTCCATTTAACCGTCATATCTCCTTCGGAAATACTTTCATGCATCGGAATCCAAGAACAAAAAGAATCATACAAAGCCTTCTCGCAATCTTCCAAAATCAATTGTCCGTCTGGGTTTAAAGTTGGATTTTCAGCAAATAGAATAGTGATATCATTTGCATTAGCTCCGACTCTCGACATTACGCTTTGTATGTATTCTTTGTTTGTCATGATTACGCTTCTGAGATTAGTTTACGTTCTAATAAAGAAGTAATACGAGATTCTTCAAAATCAGCAGGAATAACCTCATTAACTTCGTAAATCTTCGCTTCGTTATTCTGATCACGAAAACGAGAAATCACTTTGTAAGATTTAGCTGTTTCGTCTAAATTCTCGTCTAAATTTTGAGAACTTTCTCCAGCCTTAGAAGTATCTAAATCTTCAACCTCAGCTTTCTTTTTAACTCGGATCACTTGACCAACTTCAAAACCTTTATCAGCTAAACCGGGCTCTTTGTCTAAATCTTCTTGAGTTAACTCAATCAATTCAGTAGTTTCTAAAACTTTGTACAATTCATCTAATTCTGATTGCTCAATTTTAGAACCTACTTCGATTTTTCTCTCAGCTAGCAATTCCGCTAACTGAGAGTTTTTTTCTACTAATGTTTTAGTTAATGTTACTTTAGCCATAACTATCCAATTGGTAAAACTTTATCTACAATCTCTTTATTCCAAGTAGTGTTATTTACTTGCATAAGAGTTGATCTACCTGCTAAATCCCATACAGGAAATGCATTTGCAATACCTTGAGTAACCTCTTTAACAGGATTCTCTTCCGACCATTTTTTGATTAAAGTATGAGAACGTAAAACTTTTAAAGCTTTAGAGTTCTTCAAGTTCATATCAATTGGTTTTTTGTAAAGAGTTCTTCCTAAAACTTTAGCTTCTGAGAACATTACAACATCATCCTCGAATGGGTTACCTGTTACACGATCTCCGTTTTTATCTTCAAGTGTAATATCTTGATCGATAATTACAATCTGCACCCCGTTTAATCCTACCGCTTTTGCAAAATAAGAGTTCACTCCTGCTAGATCAGGCTCTTGAGCTGTACCAATCAAATTAGTAACATAAGAAGCTGAATTTTTGATAATTTGCTCTTGTCTTACAATCTTTGACAACGTTGTAGGATTCATAAAAGCATATTTGTAAGAAGCTCCGAAAGATTTTCCTACTTTAATTGCTTTCTTAAAATCTGAAACGATATCGGCATCTGTTCCTTCCCAAGATTTTGAAACACCAATTTTTTGTGTTGTTGGAATTTCATAATCTAATGGCATAGCTTGTTTAACTCCTTGTGACGTTTCTTGATTCATTACTAAACCACCTAGCGAGATTTGACGCAATGCCATCCATTCAATTTTTGAAGCAATACCCGTCCAACAAAACTCAGTATCTTCTGCCCAAAACTCAATTAAAGCAGTCATATCTCTATTTTGAGAGAACATTGCAACAGCAATATCATATTCAGTTAATTCGTTTTCTTCTAACTCGCGAGAAATAGCAATTTTTGGAATTGATCCTGCTATTTTTTCGATAGCATCACGAACTTTCTTTGGAATAGTTGAACCTCTAGCAACTAAATCTGCTGCGATTTTCAATCCAACTTGTGATTCTAACGTTGTAAACGTTAACTTATAAGTTTCTTTTACAGGAAACAAAGTTGGATAGTAAAAAGGCTTTAAATCGTATGTATTTACTACGGCTTGTACATCACTTTCTACTAAGCCAATCATTAATGATTCGTTCATTTTCTTGTTTTATATATTAAACATAAACTAATGTTGGAGCAGTTGCTTTTTGCTCAGTTGTTAATCCAGGGCAATTTGATTCTTGGATAACCGCAATAACCCACGCACTAACAAAAACATTCCCTTTATCAGAAACATTCTTCTCTTCACCACATACCGCAATTACAACTTTTGACTCTCCGATAACATCTCCTTTTGCCACAGCTTTAGAGAAACCTTTATCTAAAGTCAAAGTATCAAAGTCTGTTTTTGATTTATCAATTGCAGTGATTTTAGCGCCCAAAATTGTCATTCCGACTTTTAAATGAGAACCTTTTAAAACATCAATTGAAGTTGCTGAAGTGTCTGCTGCTTTAGAAATAAAAGCATTTCCTACTACTTCATAAAGTCCACCTTTTCCCTTTGCAAGTGGCGCACCTTCTAAAAGACGTTCATCTTCTAATGATGCAGGATCAATTGCAACTCCTCCAGGAATATCAGCTACTTTATGTAAAATACATCTAGTCGGCTTACGACCTTTAGATCTTGAAATTTGTAATTCTGACATAATTAAATTTCTTTACCGCCTAATCCATCATCAGTTGTTGCAGTAGATTTTGTAATAAAATCTTTTACTGAACTCGACACGCCATCTGGAGCTTTTTCTCCGAATGATGGTTGATGATTAGTTAAGCCTTGATTAATAAATGATTGATTTGATGTTGTTACATCTATTTGAATTTCCGCCAAGTATTCCGCAAATTCTTCGTCATTTTCAAAAGACATACGAGGGAAATTCTTTGAAATTGTATTTTTCAAAGTTTCGTCTTTTACATCTTTCAAAATGTCATTAATTTGTGAAAGCCTTGTTTCTGTAGTTTTGCCAGCTTTAATAGAGTTGATTTCTTGCAATAATGGAGCGTTTGCTTTTTCAATAGCAGCCGCAACGATTGAAGCAATATCTGTTGGATCCGAACTTCCTCCTTCTTCCTTTTTTGGTTCAGGATCTCCTGCTCCTTCACCACCTTTACCTTTGCCAGCATTTTCTAAAGCTGTTTTTGTTGCTTTAGCAATTTCAGAATCTACTTCCGAACGATGTTCTTTTTCAAAGTCAGTAACTTGTTCAACTGTAACCTTGTCGATAAGTGCCTGAGCTTCTTCTTCTGTAGTGCATTGTGTCGCAAAAGCAGATGCTAATCGAGCCAATACGTCTTTACGAGTAGTGCCTTTCCATAAAAATTTAGCAGTAAGTAACTCTAGTAATTTTTGTTTCATTATAATGAGATTTTAATTTCAAATCGATTTATACAAAAATATTGAAGGCTTTTCGCTTAAGTAGTGTATTTTTTAACGAGATAAGAGCGAGTTACGGGAAAGAAATATTATCCAATTACGGTTTTACGTAATTTTTATCTTATCTTAATGATTATTTTTGATTAAACTTCTAAATATGACAAAAATTGATAGAAATAATAATGCAAAATGGATATTCATTTTAGTGATGATAGTACTAATTGTGATAATATTCTTATTTCTTTTTGAATATTTAGTATTAAACAACATTTAAAAATTAATGAAAGTCACAGGTCAAAAAGAAATTATAAAAGCAGTTTTAGAAGCTTTGGATACTTCCGTTATTGGTATAGGAATTAAAGAGCGTTACAATATCAAAAAATCAAATGATAAAGTAAATTACTCTTTAAATTTCCAATTGAAAGAAGATAAAAAAGTGAATGAAACTGACTACTTTTGGCTTGGATGGGTTGCTAATCAATATTATTAAATTATGGAAAAACTATTAATTAACGGAAAGTTTAAAGAAGATTTTATTGAATGGTTAAACGAAGCTTCAAAGAATTATTCTACAGCAAACTATGGTGAATTTAATACCTGGGGTTATTCTATTCAAATAGAATTTATGATGAAATTTTTAAATAACATTCCATACGGAAATTCTTATTACGTTGAAGACCACAGAGTATATTCAACAGAGCAAATGAATGAATTAATTGAAAAATATAATAATGCCAACGCCCTTTAACCCTGAAAGTTCAAAAGATTTATCTAAAAGAAAGGAGAAATCAAGAGCTCGTGAAAACAAAAGAATCATTAACAAATTCAACACTCAAAACAATATTAGTAATAACGATTCAAAAAATTTAGAATGGATTTTTGTATTAATTGTTTTAATAGTTTTAGGAATAGCATTTATTTTTGGCTTCGAGGACTTTGTGCTAGATTGGATTATGAGATAATTTTATTTTACCCAATAAGGAACGGTTTTATATCCCTTATAAATGTCTGCTTTTTCTTTTAAATGATTTTTATAACTAGCAGGCATTTCTTTTATCTCAGTAGTTTGAAAATTACCTAAATGCGAATATGAAGGCTTTACAGCTCCTTTCAATTCATCGGTAAACATTTCTATTGGTTTAAGAATTGGGATCTGGTAGCAGCGGCATAGGCTATGCCATCCAATAAATAAAAAACTCTTTGGATAAAACCCTTTCAAAGAGTCACACAAGCTACAGTCAAAAACATTATTAGAACGTTTAATTTCAAAACCAATTACAAAGCTCATTGACTTCCATCGTTGATTTTCAGATTCTTTGTAATACGCATTGATTTCGGAACCTCCTAAACGTAAAGCATTCTTATGAGCTGAACGATAAACTCCTTGTCCAGGATTATATGCTTGAGCATTTTTACTTAAATGTAATTGTCCTTTAACATCGCGAACACGTCTAAAAAGCTTTTCAGGTTCGTTAAGATATTGCTTAATATCTCGAGCTAAAACTTGAGCTGAATCTCCATTTTTTAAAGCTATTTCTAGCGAATCAATGATATTTGTTTCGAATTGTTTTGAGTACTTCCAAACACGATCAGATAACTTGAATTGAGTTAATCTTGATTTGCGAGCTTGCATATAATTATCAAGATTATTATTTCGGAATATATCTTGAGTAGCTTTGTTTAGTTTATCAATATCAAAATACGTTTCTACAAATTTTGTTGCTGTATTTTGAGCAAATAACCATTGTTCCTTTGTTGCAGAATTTATTTTATTTTCTAAATCAATTGCAAGCTGTTTCGTTAGCTTTTCAATTTCTTTTTTTAATTGCGGAGTTAAAGTATCTAAATCAATATTTTGGTTTAATTGATACAAAGAAATAACTTTCGAAATGTATTTTTGAAATAGCTTTTCGATTTGTTGCAAGTTTTTTCCAGCTGCTATTCTTGCAAGTTTTTCATCTTGGATTATGAATTCTTCGATTGACATTTATTTATTCTTTTCCAAATTTCATTAAAAATATACTCAGTCAAATACGCTTGAGTTTCGTCATTACTCGTATCTAATTTCACTCCTTTGAACTCGAATATACTATTGACAATATGCACTACTTCATGAATAATTAATGCAGGATGTAAATTCTTTTCTTGAAATGTTACATAAATTACTTTATTTTCTGTTGTGCAAACATAAGCTTGACCATCTTCTTTTGGGATTTCATCTACGATAAACAAATGAAAGTAATGATCGTAAATTGGAACGTATATTCTATTCTTTAGAAGTGTTTTCATTTGATGGTTATTTGATAAAACCTACCATCGGCATTACCGATAGTAGGTTGATTATTTAATTTTTAATCTTCTACACTCATTTCTTCAACCAATCCGTTAATAGCATCATCAATATCAGAAATGTATTGTCCAATAATTTCTAAGCTATCGTTCGTTGATTCATCAATGAAATTCTCATTTTTCGATAAAAGTTCCAATGCTCCTTTAGCGCCAGAAAGCATATCAATTTTAATTGAAGTAAAAACTACTTCTTTTTGATCTTCATCAACTTGAATTGATGATTCGATTTCATTCTCAAATGATTCTAATAATTGTTCTATCATAGTTCTAACCTTTCCTGTTTATTTTCAAATAACTTTTCAATTCTATTTTTACCAGCTTCGAAATATTCTTCGTCTATTTCTGTTAAAATCCCTTGCATTCCCATATTAATAACTGCTTCCATTGTGGACATTGAGCCACCAAACCAATCAGCAACGATTATATCTTTACGTTCTTTATCTAGAGGAATAACTAAGGCTAAAAGTCTTTCAATTAGTCGAACTGGTTTTTGGGTAGGGTGGATAGTGTTATAATGATCGCGCGCTATTTCTATGATAGATTTTTCTCTTTCGCCTTCTTCAAGTGTTATCACAAACTGCAATGTTCTATTATACTGTACGCAACTATTTGAACTTCTTGTCACGTTTCTACCTTTAACACTTTGGAATAATTCTTTAGTATTGAAATTAAAATAATCCAATAACCTTTTAAAAGTTTCTCTATTTCCAAATGCAGTCTTTATTCTATTGATAGTCTCAATTATTTTAGCGGGATTAAAAGCATTCATTTCGATAAAATCTAACTTGACTTTATTTATCTTACCATCAGATTTACTCTACAAAGAAATAGTTTCATGAACTCTACTTATAGGGGTAACAGGACTACTTATTAATCTTTTATTCCAAATAATCTCTTCTTTGAAAACAAAACCCAAACTATCTAAAATACCATTCCAACGATAAAATGAAATGCCACGACCAAACATTACAATAAAGCCATTAGGAGTTAACAATCTTTTACACTCAGAAAAGAACAATTGTTCATCAAACGGTCTCTCAAGCTTTTGATTTTTTAAATACAAGTATGGAGGATCAATACAAATCACATCAATACTTTCATTTGGAAGTCTTTTCATAACTTCCAAATTATCTTCATTATATAGTTGAATGTTTTTCATATTTACTCCTTTACAGGATTAAAATAATCCAAATTATTAGTGTCTTTTTCTTCTTGCTTTATCTTCTCGTAGTCCTCAGTATCTTGACCTTGCCAATTCTTAACCGACTTCTCGTGAGATTCTAAAGGTTTATTTCCATTTTTAAGTAAAGCGATTTCGACCTGTTCTTTTTCGTTTTCAACCATGAATGGAACGATTTCTGGCTCGATAACAAGATTGTCAATTGCAGTTTTCCAAGCTGGATTTAATGTTGCAAGGATTTTTTTAATGATATTAATTCGACGTTGCAAATACTCGTCATAGATTTCTCTTTTCTCCATTACTTTCAAATGCGCATCAAGGAAAAGCATTTTTAAAGCTGTTCCAGAAAGAGCACCTAAAGATTTTACTTCATCAAATGAGATATTTGGAGTTTGAGAGAATAATTGAATATTCTTAACAAGGTTATCAATTTCAAGTTTAATTGAATCTGTAGCTTGATTCCAAGTTAAATATTCCAAGTCAGATCCTTCAGTTAGTTCAACCCCTCCTCCTGGTCCTTTGTTTAGATAATTTTTAAGCTTACCAATCACTTTAAGAATTGGATAAGCATTTCGGTCGTTCACTTCTCCGTGATCAGAAACTAATGTTTCAATCCTTTCGATTAAATCTTGCACATCATACCAAGAAACGTTTTCCTGTTCACCAAAAACAGCGGGAATCTTTTCTAGTACTTGCTTTTTAGGATACCCCTCTACAAGCTCCCATTCTTTAAAGTTTGAAAACAAATAAGTAAAATTTTGCGTGTAAACTTCAAAATACTCAACCTCTTTTCCTTCAATCTTTTTTATGTAATTACGAGAGAAACAAATCATGTCATCAAAATCATCTTTGCATGGATATAGTTGACTACTATTTTTTAAAGACAATAACATTGCTTTGATTTTCATCTTAGTTTTAAATCCGTAAGAATCATGTTCTTCGCCTTCTTTCAAATACCAAAGCTCACCTCCTTCTGTAAAAGAACCAATTGATTCAGCAAGCTTTCGATTAAATGATGGTTCTTTGATGTCGTGCAAAATTCTTTCAATCGCTTTTAAGACAGCTTTTTCGGTTTCATCATTTGGATTAGCTCTTAAAATTGGTTGATTGCCGAAAATCATTGCTTTCTCTTTTCGGACAATCCATTTTTGATAAGCTAATGCAATCGAAATAACATTTTTATCTTTATCATTTTCGTCCCTATTCTTAGGTCGTCTAAGAAAAGGGTCCATAATGTCATGCTGTTTCGGATCTAATTCCTTTTTAGCTTTTTCAATGATTTTGGTTTTATCTTTACCTTGTTTTAAGGCATCGATTATCTTTTGTATTGTTGAGTCTTCGGGTATATTTAAAAGTTTACATAGTTCGTTCATTTATTTTTTAAAAGTTCAATCTTGATAGTATATCTTCGGTATTTTCAATTGTATTACTTACAACGTTATGCGGCAATACTTCAATGCCAATATATCTTAATGCATCCATTGCGTGATTATAATCGTCGATAGGTCTATTTAATTTCTTTCCCGTTTTATCAACATCCCAACAATATTTTCTAAATTCTTCGATAATATTCGTTGAGCGTTCAGTAATGTTGAAATGATGATTTTGTAAAACCTCGATACCAAACATAATAGAATCACGCCCTTTACTTGCTGGTTCAATATAAAATCCATAGGAATTTATTTCGTCAATAGACTTAGGTTCTGCCGAATCTGCAACCATTTTATCTTGTTCAGTAAATCCTTCTTTTTGAAGTTTACGAGCAATATTTCTGTTCGACATACCTGTTTTATATTCGACTTCATCAATGTAATATTCATTATTGAATTGATATAAAGCAGGAATAGCAGTTGGATCATTCGTATATCCAAAGTCAATTCCTAATCCAAGTAATTTTGCTCCGTTTGGAATTTCTTTCACTATAGACCAATCACTGAAAACAACACCTTCTAAAGCTCCAAGTAATCCAAGTCCGTAAACTTTCCAATTGTTAGCCCAGTATGAGCTTTTAATGTTATTATCTGAGAAAAGTTTTTCTAAAGGTAATAATGGATTATAAAATGCCTTAGTACGAGCCTTTTCAAGTTCTTTTACAATTGATTCTGGTAAAGCTTCGTTGTCTTTATAAGTTAATGTAATCCATTCTACATCTTCATTATCTTTTTCAGATAACTCTTCATGAGCCCAAAACTCATTAGATGGGTTAAAGTCAATCCAAATTTCATCAGAAGTACGAATGTTTAATTGATGATAAGTTTCAAAAAGAATGTTATTTGCTTCGTTTACATATAAAATATTACGACGTGGACCACGAACTCGCTCTTCATTATCTACTGAAAAAAACTCAATAAAACTTCCATTTTCAAAAGTATAAGTTAAATGAGTTTTATTGTAATTCTTATTAATGTAACGCCCTGTAGCTTTCATTATCTTAAGGAAATCTTTTAAAGCTCCTTTACGTAAATGAGGTACAGACTCAGAAACAACAGATATTTCCAACATTGGAGTCTTTGCTGCTTTATCAATTAGAATCGGCAAAATACCAAATGTTTTTCCTGCAGAAGAACCTCCTGGAATAACACGAATACGCTTTTTAAGTTTTCGCAACTTTCTAATAGCTGTCGTGTAATGAAATCCGTTGAATTCAATTACAGGTCTAATCATCTCCGAATAATGGCTGTTCTATTTTTAAAGTTGTTTCAACTTCCTGTTTATCTCTCCATTTTGCTGGCTGGCGATTCTTCAACCAAAAGATTGCTGCAGTTGTGTCGGGCGGGTAATGTTTAATTGTTGGAACAATCAAAGGAACTCCTTGATCATTGAAGATTTTATCTTCTTCATGTTCATATCCTAAAGCTCGATTATAAAGTTTACTTGCAACGTTTGCATCTGCATACTCTTTTCCCTTTTTTATGGACTGAAAAAATTCAGGAAACTCAACCTTCCAATTATTAATTGTTCTTTCATCAACATTAAAAAAGTCACCTATTTCTGAATCAGTAGCACCTAACAAACAAAGCTTATAAACCTGCTCATTATATTGTGGTTTATATAAACTTGGAGCTCCAACCTTATTCTTTTCAACATCATCAGCCAAATCATTGATAGCTTTATCAAGTCCTAAAAACCCCTCAGCTTGACTAAGAGTAATAGATTTTACATTAGTTAAATCTTGCGGAAGTTTAACCTTTTCTTTTCCAAGAACAACCCAAAGTAAACCTTTGGAATCCTTCTTGATTTTTATATCAGATGATTTCCATTCTTTTACGATTTGTGATTTACTTTGTTTTGCCATTGGTTAAACTTTATCAATTACTTGGTTATTTGTTATTATTTGCATCACATCATTGTAGTTTCTGCGATACTCAGGTGTGAATGTAAAAAGGTCGTCATGCTTTTCTACAATCTGCTCAATAGTTTTGATTGATTTATTTATTCGTTTTGAAATGAATTCCTTTTCTATCCTATGTAAAAAGCAAATTGACACATAGATTACTCTCACATAAAACAAATGAGTTGTTCTGTCACGTAAAGCATAATCTTGTAGATTTAATCCTGTTACAACATTGATTGCTTTTTCAATTTCTTCAAAGATTAATTGAGTTGAAGTTTTCGGTGCTGAATCTGCATATTCTATTTTATAATTCTTTTGCTCAGCTCTGAATTTTAAAACAATAAGCTCCTCGTCGTTTATCCAATCATTTGGAAGAAATAGATACTGTTCATCTTCTAAAATCTCAATCCTTTTTGAAAGGTCTGGGATTAAAGAAATTTGAACATTCTTTGAATTAAATCTATTTACTTCTTGTTTCATGAATAAATTAAAAAAGGCAGTAAATAGCGCTTTGCTACTTACTGCCTAATTATTAGCGCCTTTGTTTATAATAAAATTTAAAATTCATTTTTAAATAAAAGACTGACTACTAAACTTCATCAGTCTTTAAATACCCGAAACATTTCTTTTAACAGAAATAGTCTAAGTGAAAGGATTCGAACCTTTAACTGATGAACCAACGTAGGGTCTTACATTCATCTTAACTCCCTACACGCTCTGTGGTTGCGTCTACCAATTCCGCCACACTTAGAAATTACTATTTTTTTTTAAAATCAGAATAGTAAAACTGATTGCCCGCATAAGTTTGTGGAAAAGAAAGGGCTCGAACCTTTGACCTCTTGATTCATCATCTAAGCACTCTACCTACTGAGCTACTTTCCCAACCAACAAAACACAAAGAAATATATGTAAAAAATTCACCTTCCAAATATTAAAAGCATCGCGTCTCGTTGCTCTTGGTTTGTTCTTTTTTTGATTCCTGTAATGAGTGAAAAATCCTTGTTATCTCTTTTCTTGGCGGTTGGTTTAACCTTAAAATGAGTTAAGTTTAGATATTCGCACATCTCAACAATCTTATAAGCTACTTCATGATTTCGTCCTGTTCGATTTCCTATATTTGCATTAATCGAAGCAGAGCCTTTTTTAATTTTATGCCAATTAGATTTATTTAAAAATCCACATTCGACAAAAACCTTAATCGATTCATTTTCGAAATCATTTTTCAATGATTGTAACTTATCATAAAGCTCAAAGAACGTTAGGTTTGCTAACTCATAATTTTTATTGTGAATTAATGCAAAACCATTTTTTTCAACATCAGGATCTATTCCGACTAAAATCATATAAAAAACCTCCTATTTTCATAAGAGGTTTAAAAATCAAGTTCAATTGATATTAGCCACAAACCCCTTTCGTTGAATAATGATTCAAATATGAAGTAAGTGATTGTTTTAAAAAAGAATAATCGTATAAAAAACGTGTTTTTTGAGTGAATTTTCTGTTTTTGTTTACGGGTGTGTTGTATAGTCTACAAGGGTGTAGATTTTTGACTTAATCATGAAGTTGTAAATGTTATTTAAAAACGAACACTATGATATATTGCACTAATGATTTAATTCATACTTAATTAATATAATTAAACTGACATTATTTAATAAATTTGAACTCATTTATCATTTTAAATCTATTATTATTTTTTTTACAAGTATGTACTTAATGCACATGCTTGTTTTTTTTATTATAATTTTTGCCTTTCATCTTCGTCTAATGCTTCTACAGGCGTTAGTCCTTGCAAGTAATACATATCTAACCATGAGTAGAAGTCTATTTTTTCGCTATTGATTATATCAGTATAGAATTCAGCTCCAAAATATTTTCTTTTAACCATTTCTTTAGCTAGATCATTAATCCAACTATACGCAGATTGCTTTGGGTAGTTTTTTCTTATTTTGTCAAAGTCTTTCTTTTTCATGGTTCTATTGGTTTTCGTGAATGTTTCCGATTATTTCGATTTCTTCTGTTTTAGGTATATCTAAAAGTAAAATGTATGTGTCTGAGTTTTTAAATCTAAACGTCCCTTTAATAAACACAACCTCAAATAGTACAGAATCTCCAAGCTTTACTTTATCCCCTTCAAAAACCTTATTACTATTTTTGTCGAGCAGTCCTGTGAAGTATTCTGCATTATTCCAATTGAAATACATATCATGAAAAGACGGCTCTAATTCACATGTTAAATCAATATCAGAATAATATTTCCCATTGAAGAAGTAGTAAAAACTTTCTAATTCATCATCGTAACTTCTAAGTAATATTTCTCTCATCGCTCTATTTATTATTTAAAACAACTTCCTCAACTTTATACTTGTTTGTAGAAATTTCATTAATTCTATCACAAACCCTTTGTGCCTTTTCTTGTGAATCAAATTCTAATAGTTTCAATCCTTTATCTGGATTGTCAAGACTATTTCTGTAAATTCTATGTTTACCAATTGAGGGAGAGTAGAAAACAGCTAATTTATCTGACATTCCTAAGCTTTCATTTTTGCAGTTAAATTGCTCATGTGGCTCTACTGTAACTATAAATTTTTTCATAACTCTGTAGCGTTTAATCTATCAATTTCAGCAGCAATTAAAGCACCTGCTTTTTGAAGTTCTTTAATTCTGTCGTTAGGTGTTCGTTTCAACCATTTTAAATCGAAAGGCCAAATATGTAAATGCATATCATTACCCCAATTATTATCAATGAAACTAATCATATCATCAGTCATTGCGTAATAAGCTCCTGCATTTGCAAGTTCACCATCTTGATGCTCTGAATCATGTTCAGATGTCCATCCTTCTTGTTCAATTTGTCGCTGTCTTTCTTCAGCAATTAATTCAATTCCTGTTTTAGAAATATTCTTATTGTTTTCCATAGTTTTGAATTTTAAATTATTTTATTAATTTTGAGAATCATATTACTAGACTCTTTTAAACTTTTAATCCCAAAAGTTTAGTCTCAAGCCCTTTTCGGAGGGCTTTTTTATTGGTGTATATTATTTTTTAAAAGTTTAGTTTTAATTGCAAATCTTCACTAACTAATCGGTTGGTTTTCACTCTGATTAAATCAAAAAAAACATTATCAGTACACCAGTGACCACATTCAAAAACGAATACTGAAAATCTCTTTTCTTTAAGCTTGAATCTCTGTTTTGAATTCGTATATTGATAATATTCTCCTATGTAAAAATTCATCTAATTTGCTTTTTTAAATTCAACAAAATACAATACCACTTCACCCAATCTTCTTTGAGTTCTCCTGTGGTAATGCTTCGAATGTTATTTGATTTTGTTAGGTAGGATTTAAACGATTTGAAGTAGTTTTCTGAATCCTTGATAATTGTTCCAGATTCAAGTTTAAATCCTTGTTTTGGTCTTTTGTGGTAGAGAGTTTTTATAAGGTCGATTGCTAAATCAATCAATTCCTCATTTGTTTTAGTGGTGAGATTATCAATTTGATCAAGTTCCATTTGGTATTACTGTTTTATTTAACCAATTACAAACTATTACATTACATACTCTTTGATAAGCTTTTACTTTAAGTGATTCGTTAAACTCTCGAATGATTTTTTTAACGATTAAAGGATCTTTTTCTTCTTTCATTTTTAACTCTTTTTCATTCTGTAATATCCTTTCTTCGTTTTCAAGAAGTGAATAATACTGAATTTTATTAGGTTTAAATCGATTTGGCACACTTTTAATCAAAAGATGAGCGTTTATATATCTGTGAGATTTACCTTCTCTTATTTCGCTTAAAATCGTTTCTCGATATTCTTGCTCGATTTTTTCTTCGTCAATTTTGTATTCGATTTGGTGAGAAGCTGGTTTTCGTGAAAGGTTATGCTCCATTGCTTTTTTTTGCTTCCATTTGCAGTATTTATTTAGAATTTCAGCAACATATTCGGTTCCGTAAAACTGGTAATGCTGCGATTTCTCCTCAAAGTATCCAAAACGATCCATTTTTAAAGCAGAAACAATTTCTTCTGGAGTTAACATCCAAAACATTTTTAAAATCATTTCGGAAATATCATCAAGAACAAATTCTCCTGGTAAATTTTCATCTTTGATTCCCTTGAGAGTTGCGTCTTGGTAAACAGATGCTTCGATTATTGTTTTCGCGTCATTGATCGGATATTCAGAAATTCGAGAAAGATCATAACTTCGCTTAAGCTCGTTGAGCGGACTGTAACTCTCTTTCTTTTCTACGACGTTCAAGGAATTCTCCTGCCTTGTCAACATCAACTCTTCCGACTTTATTTGGACTTGGTGATTCTGGTTTTCCATTTTTTGAAGATTTTGATTTAGATTCTTTTTGGTTGATTACCCATTGAGGATTGAAATTTACCCACCCATTGAAGGCGCAAGCAAAAGCTCCTTCTTTCACTGAAATGTTATTTTTCTTGCATTCGAGAATGAATTTCTCAGCGTAGTATCGTGTTGTAGCTTTTCGTTCTTCGATTCGTTTTCTGAACCATTCAGAAACGTCAGCATAATCAGCTCCATTTTCAACAAGATAATTTTTGACGCTTTCAAGTTCTTTTTCTTTTTTCGCGGAACTTTTTTCTTTTTCTTTTTGAAAGTTTTTAAAAGTTGAATTTTGGATCTCGGAATTTTCTTCCTCAAAATTTTCCTCGCGCGTGTTGGTTGGTTTTTTTACTTCTTCGTTAGAAGAAGTATTTACTATATTATCTTCTATTCTATTCTGCTGTTTTTTTGATAAGCTGGGCTTAAGCTCTGCTAAAGTTGTACTTAAGTTCGGCTTATTTGATAAATTTGAATTCAATTCAATCACTTGATTATCAGATAATTTTAAGGATTCTTCTTTTGTAATGATTTTTCGCTTAATTAAACTTCCTCTTATACCTTTTATTCGATATGTTTCTTTTATATTTTCCAAAGGCTCCATCCTTGCTTTAAAACTTTTTGAGTAAAAAGATTTATTATCTTCAGTAAATTCAAATAAACCAAAATCTTCAACTATTGATTTTACTAAATCAGATCCAACTCTAAAATCGAACGCTAGAACATTGTAATCTTTTAATAGAATGTAATCGGAGCTTTCAAGCATTTTCTCAAGAATCATAAAGTAAACAGCATATCCTTCTGCTTTATGTTTCATTCTAACGGCAATCATCTTATCGTCGTTACGAGCGCCACCATCGTGACTAAAATAAAATTTGTTTTTTGCCACAGATTTAATTTTGTTTAATCAGCTCCTTTAATTTCTCGCAAGCTCTGTTTTTGATTGTGATGCGATCGTTTACATTACATCCCGTAAAGATTTCACCAAAACAATGATCTCCTGTTTTAGTTTGGACGATAATATTAAACTGCATAGGACTTTCGTAATGTTCAACTTTGAATCCCTTAGCTTGTATAGTTTGTTTTAATTGTTCTATTTCCATAGTGGTAAATATTATTTGAATTTGTAATAAAGTGCGACGATAAGCACTGCGATAATTGTTGAAGAAAAAAGAAGCCAAAACAGCTTCTTATCTTCTTTTTCGTATTTGGTCATAGATTAGTAAATTGGCGGTTTTAGTTTTTCGATTGGTTGGTAGTGAGTGATTAAATTAAAAGGGAGTAAACTAAATTCACTTTTTAAAACAAAATGCTTGCTTTGATATAAAGAAAGGTATATTTTATCTTTATATATTATCCAGCAATCAACTATGTATTTCGGTAAATCATCTTCACTTTCAATTTTTATCCAACCATTGTTTGTTTCGATTCCTTGAAGTGAATTTGGACGATAAAAATAATAACCTTCATCAGGAGAATAAATCTCAATACTCAAATCATCATCAAACGTTTTACATTGATTATTGGTTAAAAATTTTTCAGACACTAATCCGTATTCATCAAGCTGTTCCTTTACATCTAAATAGTATTCTCCCCACGCTTCTTTAATTTTTTCTTCTTTAGTCATCACGTTTCCGAATTAAAATAAACCTTGTAATAAAACATCTTCTTTTCATCGTCATAACCTCTTTCAAGATTATCTGCAGCACATTCGGAATTCAATAAATCAAGATTGATTTTCGCTCCCGTATCCAATTTGATTTCTGATTTGATTTTCTTTGCTTGAGTGATTAATACTCCAGAATCAACTTCGAATTCTTTATCAAGCTTTATATCTCTTTGATGCAGATATTGGTTAAACTCATCTTTATAATCTGATAAAATATCTTCTTCTATTATTTCATTATCTACAAAAGAATAAAATGCAGAAAGTTTTTCAATTGCATTTGAAAGAAATTCGGACTGAACTTTTTTATCTGAAGTATTTAAAACTACGTCGTTCGAAAAATCTTCAATAATTTCTAAGAATCGTTTCGTTTGTAAAGCTGGATTTGTAACAGGTTTCACTTCTAAGAAATTCTTTGTCCAGAATTCAGATTCAACATTGTTATCATCGATTGTGTAAACCCGAAATCCTTCATCACGATAAGCATCAAGAATTAAAACCCCTTTGTCTAACTTATCAAGCTTATAGCCTTTTAGAACGTTGTAGTCAATTGTTTCACGTTCATCAAATCTTAAAAATTTAGATTTGTTTTCGAGTTTGTAAATTCCGATTGCTTTACAAGGAATTCCATCAAATTGAGCATTGTTTAATTGAACTGTAAAAACTTCACCACTTTTAATTTGTGGATGTAATGATTGATCGTACAATGTTTTTAGAACTTCATTTGAAAAGTCAACAAAATCAATTTCTTCATCGAATGCAGATTTACATAAGTTGTAAACTTTATTGAATTCAAGCTTATCAGTATAATGACTGAATTGCTTTAATTCAAGATTTTTTCTGAATGGACTAAACAAGAAAGGAACTAATTGCTCTTCTTTTGATTCGTCAAATTCAGTAGTTTTTGAAGCGAAAATATTTGCTTCTTCTCTTACTTTGTGTCCTACTTTTTGTAGGACTAAATGTTCTATATATGCGTTTTTTAACATGGTTTTGTTTTTAAATAATTTGGTTGTTTTTTAATTCAATTTCGATTTGTAGTAGAAAGTCTTTTTCATCTGGACTTGGTAAGTAAATACCAGCTTGAGCACTTGAATAATCTCTGAAATTATCAATTGCTTGAGTCATTTCTAAAGTGTCTAAATCAGCTGTGCTTCTCCAACGTTGAATCGTTACTATTTCTCCAATTTCTCCTTCGTAGAATAATGCAGGATTGACTATTTTCTTAAAGATTTCTTGTTTTACTTCTTCAAGTGTATAACCTGTTTCATTTGCAAAAAATCCTAAGATTAGATGTAAGTAACGATTTTGTTTTATGGTTCGAGTTGGTTTCTTTTCGACAATTTCAATGACTGCTTTATTGTCAAGTAGTTTTTTAATTCGGGTAATTGCTTTTTGTCTTTCAACAGGGTTGGAAGTGTTGTAAAGCATTTATATTAATTGCTAAACCTTCTTTTATTAATCCGTAAATGTCATAATGATTAGATATTAAAAATTGAATATGTCCAAAGTCTGTTTTATTTATAAATCTCTCTAAACTTCCATAATATTTTACATGACTTTCTCTTTCGTGAGTTAACCAATCAATTTGATAATCAAATCCGGCATTTATTAAATCTGCTTTAGTTAAATCCGATAAAGGTTTAAGGATTAATTTACAAGTATTAATATCGTATGCATCTGAATTTTCTTTAGTTAATAAACAATAACTCCCAAATAGCTTATTCACTCCATCTAAAGTCCAAATTTTATTATTTCTAATAATATCATCTGAATCATCCATTGTTGAGATGAATTTCACTTCATAAGGTAAGTATGCTAAATGTTTTAACTCTAATTTCATTTAAAAAGGATTTTTGTTAAACTCTAAAATTTGATTGTTGTTAGCAACGTGGACAATTTTACCCGTTACTTCTTCGATTACTTTTTTAAATTTTCGCTCATCAGAATTGCTATCTGATAAGTGAATAAGTACTATTTTCTGTACTTGTGAAAGATCATTAGCTAATAATGTTTCTTTACAAGTGTTTAGGCTCATGTGAGATTTAAGAATTCTATTTTTCAAAAATTCACCTTGCCAGGTGTTACCTAATTTTTCTTTGATAATATCTTCACAATAATTTGCTTCAATGATGATATTATTGAGATTAGGAAAAGTATAATCGATGTATGTTGTGTCGGTTACAAAAAGACATCTGCCTGTTTCCTCGTGGTCGATTAAAAAACCTAAAGGCTCGTTGACATCGTGGTGAACATTAAAAGGTAAAATCTTAAAATTTCCAATTTGAAAAGCTTGTTTTGATTTGATGATTTTTGCGTTGTGGTGATTAATTGAAAAGAAATCAAATGTTCCAGCGCTTGCGAAAACTTCAATTCCGTTCCTTAAAGCGTCTTTGATTCCCTTACCGCCTACACCAGAATGATCACCATGCTCGTGGGTAATCAAAGCCCCAACAACCTTACTCAAATCAAAATTCAAGGCTTCTTTTATCTTGGAAAAATTAAGCCCCAATTCTATGATTAGGGCTTCTTTTTCATTTTCTAGGATGTAGCAATTACCTATTGATCCTGTGCTAAGTATTTTGAGTTGCATTACGCAAAAGGTGGTTCGGTTGGAAATTGCATTTCGGTTGTATTACTTTCAAAAGCTTGTTCAACAGGGATAGGCTCAACTGAATTTGCATTAATTTCTATTTTCTGAGAAGAAGCTTCTTCAATCAATTTCGCTTCTTCAAAATCTAAATGTTGAGAATTTGCTTTTTGTTCAATTTCATACTTGATATCACCTTCAACATCATTCGATTTTTCTGCTTGGATAACCTGCATTAAGTTTTCATCAATCTTTGCAGAATCAATAGGAATTGAATCATAAGCTGCGCGTTTAAGTGTTTTGAGAACCATTTCATCTCTCCAGCCTTCAACTTCTTCTTTTTCACCAGTTTTTTGACCATCTTTCCAAATATCTTTTTCACCTCCCCAAAATTCTGCAGCTGCATATTTTGGAATACGTTTTTCGATATCGTACATGTTGAATACACGAATACGATTTTTTGTTTCATCTTCATAGATTAGATAATAAAAACCTCCTTTGATTTCTCCACGGTCAAAATCATCTACAACTTCAAAGTCATAAGATTCGACTTTATTTTCACGATTTCTTTTGTACTGCTTGAAAATATCATTTGTGTAGACGACTTCTGTAATTACTTCTTTAGGAATATCAAAGCCATATTTTTTTGCTTTTAGTTCTAATCCTACATAACCAATTGTGAAACTAATGTCATATTTACCAAGTTTATTGTTTTTGTACAAAATAATTGATAAATGGTTTTTTTGACAAGGATCTAAACCTATTGCTGAATAAGCCATGACATTAAAATAAAATTTAGCATCTAAATTCATATTTTGCCATGAGTACTGTAAAGGTTCATATTGCTTTCTTTTATTTTCAGAATCCTTAATGGCTTGATCAATAGCAATAAAATAGTTTTGAGCTAATTTCTTTTGGAACGATGACATTTCAATCGCTCCATTATTACTTGAATATTGTTTTTCAACCGCTAAAGCGAATTTTTCTGCTGGTGTTGGTTGATTGACTTGCGCTACCTGTGTATTTTCTGACATTTTATAGTTGTTTATTTATTATAATAATTTTACCTCCGACCATTGTGCCACTTTCTTTGAAAGTACCTTTTTCAATATCGACTACTTCCGCTTCAACTTCATCAAGCCATTTTTTAAACTCTACCTGTTTCTTCTGACTTCCATATACCCAACTTTCTGAAGTAATACAAACCAATCTACCCGAACGAGATAGACACTCATACATTTCTTTTAAGTGGTCTATATCTTGATTTTTAGAAAATGGAGGGTTTGCTATGATCTTGTTGTAAGTTTTACCATTGTGTTTTAAAAAGTCGTTACCTATTAAATTAAAATGTAATCCGCTTTTATTTAATACAGCTATGTTAACATCCATTAACTCGTAACAATCAGGAATTACATCACAAACTTTATTTATAGATTTAATGATTGCTCCTTGTCCAGCACTTGGCTCTAAAATGGTATCGTGCTGTTTTAGGTCGGATAAATAAACCAATTCATCTGCAAGTTTTTCAGGAGTAGCAAAAAATTGAAATTCCTTTTTTAGATTTACGTTTTCACCGTTAGAAATTTGTTTTAAAAAGTGAGTTGGATCAGATTGAAAAATAAATCCCTGAATCTTTCCTCCTTTCCATTTTCCTCCTATATGTTCTAATTTATTTTTTACCTCTAAATATTCATTTCTACTCAATTGAATATTCGGTAATTTAATAACCATATTATCTATGGTGCAATTCTGTAATATTTCTGTTGTTGTCATTAGTTTAATTAAATTTTAAAGTTTCTTGATTAGGATCTACAATCAAACTGATGATTTGACTTTCGGTAGGAATTAACTGAGTTACAGATTCTCGATTGTCAATGTAAATTGGAGCGTTGATTTCATTCACTTTACAAAGTGTATTGATAATATCTAATCCTGCATTGATTCTTCCTGCAGTATTTACTGAACCAAAAGGCACTCCGTTTACTAAAGTTATACAAGTAGGATTCAAACCTCCATTTACTTGCTCTTCGAATAATTTGAAAGTAACGTATTCAAACTTTTCATTTACTGACTTTTCAAGGCTTTCAGTTTTGACTTTCTTGAATCTTTCAATAACGAATTGCTCTTTTTCAAGATTAGCGATAATCTGAGAAAGTTCTTTTTCTCTACTTGCTAATTCTTTGATACGATTATCAATAGATTCATTTACCGAACTTTTTCCTTTAAGTTCAATTAACTGCTTAATTTCCGTTTGCAAAGTTTGTTTATGCAGTTTTAATTCGGAATTATCAGCTTGTTTTACTTCCTTAATTTTAGATTGAAGAGTTGCAATTTCGATTTTCAATTTTGACAATTGAGCATCATCATTAATTAAAGTTTGATAAACTTCTTCTTCGTTTTTAGGAGATTGAAGGTTTGATGTTTCGGTTTGGATTTGAGACTTTAAGCTATCAATTTCAGATTGATATTTTTTAATATCTTCAGCTGGTATCGCTAAATCAAGCAAAACCTTTTCTACTTGAGATTTATATTGCTCAATTTTAGATTTAATAGAATTTCCTTGTTCAATTATCTTAGATAATTTTTGATTCTTTTCTAAATTAAACTCTTTCTCTGGTTCGTCATTGTAAACAAATTTTGTTTGACAATTAGGACAAGTGCAAGAATACTTTTCAGCATCAAAAACTTTAGCATTCTCAAGATTATACTTTGCAACTAAATCACCTTTATCAGTTTCTAATGCTTTTATACTACTTTCATAATTACTAATATTCTGCTGTAAAGAACTTAGGTAATTATTTGAATTTTGAAGCATTGTTTGAGAATTCTTCAACTTAGACTTCAAAGCGTCAACACTCGAGGTGTCAACATAACATTCTTGTTTCGCTTTTGCTCTTAAACCTATCTCAATCTCAGATTTTTGAGAGTTAAGTTTTTGAATTTCCTGCTGAACCTTTGTATTTGAATCAACAATTTTTTGAACCGATTTTGAAGAATTTTCAAGTTCAGAATCTATATCAGAAATTTTAGTTTCTTTCTCCTGGATATCCGAATCAATTTTCACAAAATCAATATCTTCGATTTTAGAGTTTTTAAGCTCATCAATACGTGCTGGAGTATCTTCTTTTTCTTGCTTCGACTTTTTAATTGATGCTTTAAGTTGAGTGTCATACTCATCTAACGTTTTGTTAGTTAACTTTAACGATAACTCTTTAAAATCTGCATCAGAATTAAATAACTCTTCGTCCGAAACTTCGCCAGCAATTGAAACTAAAACTTCGCGTTTCTTCTTCCAATCTAGCGCTTCAAAAGCACTCGGATTTGTGATTAACTTAAATAAACTTTCCTCAGAAATCTCAGCAACTTTTGCATTAAATTCTTTTAAGGAAACAGGCACTTGATTAAAGATTAATTCAGTTTCGTGACCTTTGAAAGTTTTCTCCTCTGCTCCTTTTACTTTTTGCCACTTCTCTTTATAAATACGTGACATAGTAACTTCTTCGTTATTGATTAATAAAGTAGCGTGAACTTCTACATCAATTTGCTTTTGAACTTGATTATTTTTGTCAAGTGGTTTAATTTCGTAATCCTTACGATCGTTGGCATCTTTACCAAAAAGAAGCCACAAAAAAGCATCAAATAAAGTTGATTTTCCTGCTCCATTTTTACCATGGATGAAGTTCTCTTTTTCGTTAAAATCGTCAAATTTGGCATGACGAAAGCTTTTGAAGTTCTTCAACTCCAGCGTTTTTAATACAATATTTTTCATGTAAATGTTTGGGTATTTGTTATTTGGAAAGTGATTTTAAGTACACGTTTAGATTTTTAATTTCTATGTACTTTCTTGGAATGATTGATCTAGCTATCTGTAGTATTTTTGCTTGATCTTTTTCTGAAAAAATATACTCAGCATTATAATCTAAAAGTTCAATTTTATATAAAGATTCAAGTTCTGTATATCTGTAATTTGGAAATCTTTCATCAATAGCATTCTCATTGTAGTTAAAATAAATCCCTAGTGATAAATTATGACCACTGAAATTATTATTAAACGCTTTCAATTCAAAGAATGCTTTTAATTGTCCATCAACAATTTTAAAAGATTCTGGCTTCATTTGCATATAATCAAATTCGATTACTGCAAGTTGAGGGATGTATATTTTTCTTTTCATTAAAACACAATTTTAATAACGAAAAAACCAACTACAATAAGTGCTGCAAGACAAATCATTGTATTTAAATCTTGCACAAATTTTTGCTCGTTCATAACGTCTTATCAATTACAATTAAACCATTCTTATTTTCATACAAATCAATAGCTTCATCTATAAAGCCATCGTTATACATATCAATCAGATATTGCTCTTTTAGAAGAGAATCTACACATTCGTGGTATCTTTTCAGATGATCGCTCAATGATAATTTTTGACCTTCTTGAAGTCTAAAGTCAAATACAATTACCTTGTTATTTGCATTGACTTTTACCATTCCAACCAAAGTTTTAGACTCTTTTGGTTCAATTATTTTTTCAACTACTTTTTTTCGTTGGAAAAATCTTTTTAATTTTGCTACATAGCGTGAAAACCATATTTTCATATTATTTTAAATTTTTTTAAGCTTCAGTTGCCGCTGGAGCTTTTTTTGTTTTCTTTAATTTTGGATAACCTCGCTCCGAAAGCATTTGATGCACATCAGAAGTTTTATACGTGCATTTCTTGCCACGTTTAATAATTTTTACTTTACTTTCAGATACATATTTATTGAATGTTTCGAAAGCAATTCCGTACACTTCTATAATTTCCATTATAGGAGCATAAGGCTTTGAAATAAGTTGCTGTATACTCATTTGGATTTTATTTATGATTAGTTCCTGTCAACGGCTCGAACGTTGATGCTTGCCAATCAGGAATTTGTATATATTTGTATTTCCAACAATAAAATATATACGTTATGAATTATCAATTAAACGACGCTGTTTATTATAATGGTGTAGAGTTTATTATAAGTGCTTTTATGAATGATAAAGGCGAAATGTCAATCTTAATGGAAAAAGAATTTGACTCTTATCACTGGGTGTTACTTTATGACCAAAGAACATCAACCCAAATAAAAGCGCACTTAGGAACTGTTTTTAAGAATGAAATAACTGAAAGTGATTCAACAAAAACTACAGATGAAATAATAAGTAGATTAAATTTCTAATTTTTAACCTCTTCGGAGGTTTTTCTTTTTTCTAAAATATCAATCCTTTCCTTTAGTATTTTTTTAGAAACCTCTTTACTTTCCTTTTCTTCTTTTTCCAAGATTTTAATCACTTCGTCTATTTGACCGAACTTACCTATATCTTTAAGTAGCATTTTTTTGAAATACCAATTCATCGCTTTTTTTTCTGATTTGGTTAAGCCATTACTTTCTTTTAATAATTCAAAAACTTTTATTTGACTTAATAATCTTGAATTATCAAGGAAGAGAAATCTGTTTATTATTCTGAATAGTTTTTTCATAGTTATTGAGTTAATTACTTAACCTGCGGGTTTAAAGCTAATTCGATAGAGGATAATTTTTCTCTAATTTCTGAAACCTCAGATTGTAGGAAGTCCATTCTATTTGCTTCGGAGGTTTCAAATTTTTCCTGAAACAACAACCAGAAAACTCTGATAAATAAACAATCATCCAAACCGCATAGCTTAACATGAGCGACAGATTCTTTGTAGTATAATTCATCATTCAAGTAGATTAAAGTATCCATAGTTTCATTTACTTGAACTTTTACTTCGAATGTTTCTCCGAATTCTATTTCTAAATGATTGTATAGTTTTCTCAATGGAGAATCTATATCGTGATTATAAGAAGCTGTTTCTGCATAAACCAAAACACCATCTTTTATAGCTTTCACAACATTGTTTTCAGTTGTAATTTTTACTTTTAATGCCATAAGTTATTTGATTTATTCTAGTTCCCTTATCAAGTTTCGAACTTGTTTAACTTCCAAATAAGAATAAGGGATTATAACAGGTATTAAATACCGCGCCTTATCGCGGTTTGATAAATCATAATAATTCGGATGCTTCAAAGGTTATCCCCTCGCTCTTAGCTGTTTCTTTAGTAATTCATACAATTACAGCTCGCAGACTCACCTAACTTGATATAGTTAGCAATGACTATTATATTTATCCCAATGATGTCAAAGAACAACTCAAAAAAATTGTGTTGTTGAAGTTTCTTTTACTCAATTTCTTCTTAAGATTATATTTGTTTCTTTATTCGTGTCCCGCTAAGAGAAGGATATGCGTCTTATTGTACGCGCTTATAGAACATTTATTAAATGCGCTGTAAGAACCTACTGACAACCCCGCCAATAGAAGGAAAAAGAAATACTTTTTATCTTTTCTGAATATTTTCGAATTTTAAAAGAACGCTTCGTATATTTTAAGTCCGTAGACTAAGATCTTCTTATGCTAAGAATGTCGTTGGTTGGGTTGGGTTGAGAGTAAATTTTTGAAACTTATATTTTAAAGTTTTTTCTACTTCTCTCGATATAAGTAGTTGATAGTAATAAGCTGCTAAAGCATTCAAGCGCCTTTCGATTCCTGTTTTATCATAAATCACTTGGATTTGTTTAGTGATTGTATGCTCGCTTCTGCAAACTTTATCTGCTACTTCTTTCACTGATTTACCACTTGCAATCATTGCTGTGATTAACCTTTCTCTTTCTGTCAAATTTTCCATCTTGGGTATTTAGGGTATTTAGATATTATTATGTTGGATCACTCCAAATATTTTGAGTTACACCATGCTTTTTGAAAATTCTTTCGATGGTTTTTTCATCTGAAAGACTAATCGGTCTTTTACCTTTCATTTTTTTATAAAAAGATGTTCGACCATTAAGACAAAGAAACATTTCAACTTCTTGCTTAAGAATTAAGCGCTGATCTTTTGATAACTGTTTAATTCCGTTTTCGAAGCTTTTATATGTCTTAGTGTTTGATTTTACTTCCATAGCCTTGGGTATATCTTATTTTGGTATATTTTTATTACTTTTACTTCTTATACTCTGAGTAAATTTGCACCCAGTTGTATTTTGTTTTACAAATATATGTAATAATAACATATAAATTACATATTAATATGTTTTATAAACATATTTTTATATGATTTATTTATATTTATTTGATTATGAATATTATAGATTTAAAAAATATTAGAAAAAAATTGAAAGTATCTAGAGAATCAATGGCAAATGACTTGTCAATTTCTTTAGAAACTCTTAATAATTGGGAATACCGGACTAAAGAAATACCAGAAGATAAAATAAATTCAATAAAGTATGTCTATAAAACATATTTTGATTCTAATTCAAATGATGAATATGTTGAAGTAGAAACAGAAGAAGTTGAAAATTTACCTATAAAGAAAATTCCTTTTTATGATGTAGATTTCTATTCTGGGTTTACTAAGATTTTCAACGATCAAACAGTTGCTCCTTCTTATTATTTTTACTTACCTGAATTTCATAACGCACAATTTGCAATTAAAAATTCTGGAAAATCGATGTCTAAAGAATTAGGAAACGATGATATATTAGGATTAAGAGAGGTTCCAGAATGGCAAACATATTTTCCACAAGGTGAAATTTATGCAGTCGTAACTACTAACGATTTAAGGACTATTAAAAAAGTTCGAAGAGATAAGGATAATAAAAATCTTGTATTAATCCCAAAACCTTTAGATGAAGATAAATTCGATTATCCTGAATATGAAGAAGTGCCAATTTCAATGGTAACTGCTTTGTTTCAAGTTGTCGCGTCTACTCACAGTAAGAAATTGGCTTTATAATTTACCTTAATTACGGAAAACCGTAAAACGTAACAAAATATTATAAATACATTGCGAAGAAAAATTATGAAAAAAGTTCTACTTACAGTTTTAATGGCATCATCATTAACTGCCTATTCTCAAGTCTTGGAAAAAAAATTAGAAACAACAAAATCTGAAAAATTTTCACAACGATCAGGTACTTTACTGCAAAAAGACTTTATTGACCTTGGAAAAGTCGGAGATACAGAGGTGAAAATATTAAAAATAAAAGACCTAAACAATAATGAATCAATTAGTTCTGTAAGATTTGAAAAACAAGGATATGGAACTTATGCTGATACTTACATTAATTCAATTGACAAAGATGAAGTTGATGGACTAATCATTTCAATTAAAAATCTTCTTGGAAATGTATTAAAAACAACTCCAAGCACATACACGGAGGTAACTTATTCTTCAAGAGGAGGTTTTAGTCTAGGTAGTTATTTTGAAGTAGAAAAATCAAAATGGAAAAGTTTTTTACAAGTTGAAAAACACACTAATAAAAGTATGGCAATTTTAAGTGAATCTGATTTACAAAATTTACTTAATTTATTAGAAGAAGCAAAAACAAAAATTTAAAAAAAAGCCTTGAAGGTTTACAATAAAAAAAGCTCTTCGGAGCTTTTTATTTTTTAAAAAGAAAAATTAATACACTATGAAGCAACTTTTACTATTCATCTCTTTACTAATTTTAAATTTTTCGTTTGCTCAAGAAAGAGAGTTAAACGATTCTACTTATTTTTTTAGCGGTATAAATACCTACGGAAAGTATTATCACTCATTAGATGAAGCTAATAATTCATACTCTTCAAATTATGAATTTATACAAGAGCCTACTCCAGTATTACTTGTCGAATATATTCCTTACAAAATTTTTAAAGGCTATTTAAAAGATGATTATGAAAATCCTATTTATATTAAAGAAGAAGATTTTTCAGAAGATACTGAACATATACTTGAGAGAGAATACTTAAAAAGAGCTAAGGAAAAAGGCGTAGAACAAAGAACAAAGATTGCCAAATATATCATCACAAGTTTAATTATAAAAGAATCTGAAAAAGAAATAAAGAAGTTTGAAAACTATCAAAAAAAAGGGTTAGTAATAACTTCAAAGGATTACGCTTATGAAGATTATTCTGATGCTTTTGGTTTAGAATTAGAATTTTATAATGGATATAAGAAAACGATTAAATATATAGATCTCACTATTAGATCATATAATCAAGTCGGGGATCCCCAGTCTGATTATTTTGGCAAAAGTGTAGTTAGACCACAAATAATAGGACCTTTACATTTTGATAATTTTTCAACTGTTACTTTTGATAAACTTTTTTACGATGTAAATGATGTTATTTCGTATTTAGTAATAACATACATGAAAGTTACATTTATGGATGGAACTACTAAAGAAATTAAAAACGTCAATAACAATCTTGGTGAAGATGTTTATAATGGTAAAGGAAAATAATTAACCTCCTTACGTTTTCCCGCAAAAAAACAAACACATTTAATTAATACTATTGCAAAAAAAATACACATGAAAAAACTTATACTCGCAACAGCTTTATTATTATCAGTATTATCATATGCTCAAACTGAGTTTAATTACACTCCAGAAGGTTTAACTCCAAAATATTTAGTTGTTGAAACTCCTAATAAATCTCAATCAGAAATCTATCAAAATGCACTTGGATGGGTTAAGGAAAGTTTTAAAAACGCTGACTCAGTGATTCAATCTATAATAGAAAATAATAAAATTAGATTTGAAGGAATTACTCCAAATGGCGTTTGCGTGAATAGAATAGGATTAACTGATTGTACAGATGTAAAATACTTAGTTGATTTAGAATTTAAAGATAATAAGTATCGTTTCGAAGTTATTCAAATGGCTTTTTATGTAAAACCAAATCAATATTTAAGCAGTAGTTTAACAGGCTGGAGAAAAGTAGATTTAATAGACGGTAGCGCTTACTATAATAAAAAAGGAGAATTAAGGAATAAAAACAATTCTTATTTACCAGACTTAATGAGTAATTTAAATAAACTAAATTCAGATTTAAAATCCTACATCGAATCAGGATCTAGTAATAAGTTGAATGCTGATTGGTAGAAGAAACTCCATAAAAAAATGACAGAAAACAATATAGATAATTCTGAATCAATATTAAACAAATGGGATTTAAATTTAAAGACTAAAAAGAAAAGAATTAAATCTCAAGTAAAAAAACTAAAAAAAGATATAAAACTTTACACAGGAGTTGCATGGTTCTTAGTTGTACTTGGTTTATTAATATTATTTATTTCAACAATATATTTCTTTAGAATTGAAAACTTAAAAGAACCTAATAATGATTTTAATTTAAATGAGTTAGGTGATTTTCTTTCTGGTTCTGTTGCTGCAATTTGGTCTTTAGCAGGTTTATTATTTGTATATGTAGCGTTTCTAGGACAGAAACAACAATTGTTACAACAACAACTTGAAATATTATTTAATCAATTTGAATTAAAGCAAAACAGACTAGAATTAAAGAATCAAAGATTAGAAATGACTCTTCAAAATGATACTTTAAAAATTCAAAAGTTTGAGAATACATTTTTTCAAATGCTAAGTTTATTTCATTCGATTGTTAATTCAATGGAAATAATTGAAGACAGAAGTGTTCATATTAAAGGTAGGGAATGTTTCAATTATTTAATTGAAGAAATGAAAAGATTATTTAGTGAATTTTTAAACAATAATCGGGATCCTCAGACAAATAAAAGATTAAATAAATCAGATATAAATGAAGATAAAGCAATTGTGATTTATGGAAAACTATACTCTTTTTACAAAAATTACTTAAGTCATTATTTCAGAACTTACTATCATATCATTAAATTAATTGACAATACAGAAGATATTGATAAAGGTCGTTATATTTCTATTGCGAGAGCTCAATTATCTAGCTCAGAACAAATATTGTTATTTTATAATTGCTTACATGGAAACGGAAGAGAAAAGTTTAAACCATTAATTGAGAAATATACACTTTTTAATAATATTGACTCTAATCTACTAGTAAATGATCAAATTTTAAATTCATATTCTAAAAACGCATATGAGAAAGAAAAGTGAAAACATTGATCTTCCTTTTAATATTTATTGTAATACTTTTTAATATTATCTCAACACACTCAAAATCATATATTTAATCAAGAATTAGGGTTTAATTAAAAAAACAATGTCCGTAAACGGACATTGTTTTTGTAATTATTGTAATATTAATTACTATATTTGTCCATAAACGGACATAAATGAAAATCATTAAATCGTTTGATAAAGACGAAAAATATACAGACTTATCTTTAACTGAATCATTAAAGGATTATATGGAAAAAAATAATATTACTTTATTTGTACTTTCCAAAATTCTTTCAATTGATAGAAAATCTTTAAATACTATATTAAGTGGTGGTGATATTAAATTAAATTACGCATTAAGAATTAGTAATTTATTAAACATAAGCAATGACCTGCTAATTCAAAGTTATCTAAAAAGTGTAGATAACGAAGAGATGCTATTAATTGATAAATCTAGAATAAGTTCATATATATTGGATAATTTCGATATTGATGAATTAAAAAAATCTAAAATCATAAGCACATCAAGTAATTATGATTTAATAAACAATGAATTATGTGCTTTTTTTGGATTCGAAAGTATTTATCAGTATAGTAACATTGTAATAAAATCCCCATTATTCAGTAAGTCAAATATAAAAGTTAAACGCACAAAAGAACAAAGTGCTCAAGATTTTTGGATTAAAACAAATATTTTAAGTTTTAATAAAATTAATAACACAAACGAGTATAATAAAGAATTATTAATTGAATTTATTAAAAGAATAAAATCCTTAACAAAAAACTTAGAAGAAGGATTTAATCAAGCTATTTATATATTATCACAACTTGGAGTAACAGTACTTGTACAATCGTATTTGCCAAAAACAAAAGCATATGGGTTGACAATGTTAGTAGATAATAAACCATGTATTGTAATCACTGACATGGGAAAAAAATATCATAAATTATGGTTTACATTATTACATGAGTTATACCATGTATTATTTGATTACGAATACCTACAAAATACGACTTATCATATTTCAACTGAAGACAAAATAGATTTATTTATGTCAGAAGATGAAGCAGATAAATTTGGGATTAATACTTTTGTTGCTGAAAATCAAATTGATATATTAAATAAAATTATAACAAATAAATATAAAGTAAACGAAATGGCAAAAATATTAGATGTTCATCCATCAATTATATATGGCTGTTATTTAGAAACATTAACCAAAGAGGAGCAGAAAATAATGTTCCCAAAATACTCAAAGTATTTACTTGATTCTAAAACTGCTTTAAAAAATGTAATTTTTGATATAAGTAATAAAAATAGTATAGACTCAGCCGTTAATAAAATAAAACACAACTATAAAATAATGACAGCTTAAATTAATAATTGACATGAATATAAATAAGCAAAAAATTGATGAGCTATTAAATGCTGCTGAAAAAATCACCAAACATTATAGCAACAAGGATGAAATTCTATTTGACTTTAAAAAGGAAAATGATAAAACAACTCTAAAGTTACAAGAGTTATTAGATTCAAAATCTATACAAGATCCAGAAAAGTCCTATAGCTTATTCTACGAAGGAATACAACCATTACTATTAAACGCTATCCCTAAAGGAGATACAAGAACAGTTGTTTTAGAACTGAAAACTATTTTACTAACTGGCAAAGAGAAAAAGTACGTTTCTTATGGGAAAAGAGGAAGTGACTCTAGAATGTCTGAGTCTCAAAAAATGGAAGCTCTAATTGAAATAATAACTGAATGGAGTGAAACTCCAGATGATTTGTTTAAACTTATAAATTTATTTTTAAATAAAAATAAAAGTCTTGGGTATATTCCAAATGACAGAGTTCCTAGTGAATACTTAAGTAGATAAGCACATAATAAAACCCCTTAAATTAAGGGGTTTCCTTTTTTTTATTCACCAAAAACAGCTTCAATAACTTTCAAATGTTCTGCGTCTTTAATTTCATTAAAAGTCCCGCCATAATAACCATGAGAAATTGAAGTTTGCGAATGACCTTGAATCTCTTCAATCATATCACGATTAATCAATAAGTTTCCTGCAATAGTATTGAAAGTATATCGAGCTCGTTTAGAAATAACTTCTTCTTTGATTTCGGCTTTATTTTTAATCGCTGTTAATATTCGATTATAACCTGCTTGATGTATTTTGTATTCTGAATTATCACTTTCATAATTTGGACGAGGAATAAATGAAAAAACCCGTTCATTTTCTATTGTTCCGTATTTTTCTATTACTTCTAAAGCAAAAGGGAATAATTTATTATTAATTAACGGTCCGCCATTATTTAATTTTCGATTCTTGTTTCTTTTAAAGCTTATTCTGTCATTTTTTATATTCGTCCACTTAAGCTCAGTTATATCAATAAAGTCATGCCCACCAATAGCTATTTGAAAAAGAAAAAGATCTACAATCATTTTATATTTTGTTTTGTCAATCCATTTCCAATCTTTAAAATCGTAATTATACAATTTCACTAATGAAGCCAACGAAATTGATTTATCATTATCTTTATTCACGATCAACTTCTTTACAAACTTAAATGGGTTCTGTTGTTTAATATTCAAGTCCTCTCTATTTTGAGCAGCTAAAAAAATTGATTGAAATTTAGAAAAATAAGTATTAACTGATTCTTCGCTCATATTTTCAGATAAATAATTTTGGAAATCTAAAAGTAATTCAATTTTCAAATCATTAATCGCAATATTTTCTTTCGGTGAAATGAATGATTTGAATTTTAATAAAACTGATCTATGAATTCTTACTAACTCTTTTCTATTAATCTTTTCTTGAATGTATCTTTCAGAAAAGTCAAACAACATAGTAGGCTTTAATTGAGATCGCAAGTTCTGCTTCTAATTCTAAAATTCTTTTTTCAATATCATTTAATGGAACTCCATTTTGAAAAATTGTCAAAGATTCAACTAAACTCATATTTCTAGAATTGACAAATTCTAATTCCTTTATTAGTTCAAATTCTCTTTGTTTTATTAAATTATCAGATTTTAATGATTCTTCATTTTGATATATTTTTAAACTTACATAATCATGTTTTTTAATTACAGAATCGTAAACACGAATTTTTACAGGAAAACCTTTTTTTGTTTTTCTTCTTAAGTCTAATATTATTTCTGCAGTAATCATAAAAGAAATCGGGTATTGAAAATTTCAATAAATTTGCAATAATTCTTCGAATAAATACGAATCTATTCTAATATTTTCTAATTTTTTCTAAATTCAAAACATTAAAAAAACCGCTCCAAAGCTACGTTATAAGCTTCAAAACGGTTGTTTATATGGGATTAAAAATTTAATCTAGTTATTACCCTTTGCGTAATCAGCTAAGAATTGTGCTAGTCCAGAATCTGTTAATGGGTGTTTTAACAATCCTAAGATTGATGATAAAGGTCCTGTCATAACATCAGCACCAATTTTAGCACAATTAACAATATGCATTGTATTACGAACTGAAGCGGCTAAAATTTGAGTTTCGTACAAATAGTTATCATAAACCAAACGAATTTCTTCGATTAAGTTTAAACCATCTGTCGAAATATCGTCTAAACGTCCGATGAATGGAGAAACGTAAGTTGCACCAGCTTTTGCAGCCAATAATGCTTGTCCTACAGAGAAAACTAAAGTAACATTAGTTCTAATTCCTTTTGTAGAAAAGTATTTACACGCTTTTACACCATCTTTCGTCATAGGAATTTTAACTACGATTTGAGGATTTAAAGCTGCTAGAGCTTCACCTTCTTTTACCATTCCTTCGAAATCAGTAGAAATTACCTCAGCAGAAACATCTCCGTCAACTAATTCGCAAATTGCTTTGTAGTGATTCAAAATATTTTCTTGACCTGTAATTCCTTCTTTTGCCATTAAAGATGGATTTGTTGTTACACCATCTAAAACTCCTAAATCTTGGGCTTCTTTAATGTCAGCTAAGTTAGCTGTATCGATAAAAAATTTCAT